GAGTATTTGTAGGAGTTTCAGTATTAGTTGGTGTTTGAGTTGATGTCTCCGTAGGAGTATTTGTAGGAGTTACACTTGGAGTAGATGTTGGAGTTTCAGTGTTAGTTGGTGTTTGAGTTGGAGTTTCCGTTGGTGTATTTGTAGGAGTTTCAGTGTTAGTTGGTGTTTGAGTTGGTGTTGGAGAAACAAGACATCCATTCGGGTCTTGGCTCGTAATTACACCAGCCCCTCCTGTTACTTGATACCAAGCAACGCCATCTGAGTAGTAACCGTTAGGTACTGTTGTTGTTAGACCCGAGTCAGTATAAAGAACTTCACCAATGTTTGGACCAGGTCCATCACCAGGAGCGGCATAATATGTTGTTGGAGATGTTGAATAATTAGAACATGCGTTTAAATCTACTGTAGGGTCATATCCAAAAACATATTCCCAATACGCTCTTGACGATGTTGGTGTTGTTGTTGGTGTCGTTGTTGGAGTTGGTGTTTCAGTTGTTGTTGATGTCTGAGTTGGTGTTTTAGTTGGTGTTTGAGTTGTTGTTTTAGTTGGTGTTTGAGTCGCGGTTGGAGTTAGTCCTATTGTGACTGAAGGTGTAACCGTCGAAGTTTGAGTCTTAGTTGGTGTATTAGTTGTAGTGTTTGTTGGTGAACTTGTGTTCGTTGGTGTTACAGTTGGCGTTTGTGTTTGTGTCTCAGTCGCCGTCGGTGTCAATCCCGTTGTGACGGTCGGTGTTGGAGTTTGGGTCGGTGTTATTGTCGGTGTTGGACTTAAGGTAGGGGTTGGTGTTGCTGAAGGACACGGAACTGAAATTGTACAAACATCTCCGTAGGTTGGTATGAAACATGAATATATACCATAAAAATATTGATTATCATAGTTAAAAGGTAGAACCTGTGTCCCTAAATAAATTGTTCCACCTGAACAAGGGAAAAATGTTACATCAGCACTTAATCCGCTAAAATTGATACTAGAAATTTCTACACCGCAAAAGTCCATGACAATAAATAGTTAATAATTAGAACTTGGATTTGTACTAACAAACCCCCACATTGATAATTCGTGTACCACTAATTTGTATGAATCTTGCTCCGTCCGAAATTGTAAAGTTTGTGCCCACAGGTGGTATTGTCAACATGGAATCCCCATAAACATGGTCCCCAATTCTAAGTTGGTCGAACGGCTTTGACATATACACCAAGACGTTTTTAGGATTAGCAAATTGATTTACTGAATTACAAACATCTTGATACCATCCCCCTGTTCTCATATTTCTCATATAAACAGTTGTTGGTGTTTGAGTGGGCGTAGGTGTATATGTTGGTGTTGGGGTTTGTGTTATTGGTGTACAGGATAAACTGACAGTCGGAGTTACACTTGGTGTTACACTCGGAGTAGGTGTTGAAGAGGGGCACAATCCCATATTAATAATTGTTAATGGTGCACTATATCCTTCAACAATTATATTTTGAGCACAAACATATTCTGAACTAATTGTTTGTATGGACGATACGCTAACCACACCAGTACATCCTGTATATCTGTAATACCCTTCTTGGATATTATTATAATTTGTTATATAGTAATAATAACATGACATTATACGCAGGGTATCGAAATGTAAACCAAATCACAAATTGGAATTACTATTCTGCAATTCAAACAATTAGGGTCCAAAAGATTATATTTGTTTTTTTGAACTCTGAAATTATGCCTTATTTGAGAAGCGTTTAGAGGTTCGGTATACATTCTAAATGCACTTATATCTCCTATCATGCTTCCACCAAAATATTCTTCCAACTTAACGTGTGTTGTAAGACCCGAATAAATCGTATGATTCAAATCATATGTCGTTAAGCATTCGGGGTCTTGTTGATAAAGAATCTCATCTATGGTTGCAGGGCAACCTCCTGAAAAAGTCAAATTATCGTGCAATCCTTGAGTACCCCCACCTAAGGAGATGTTGTATGAAACTCCGATTTGTTTTTCCTTTTCTGCATTCAAAAGTCTTGGAATAATTTCCTCGAAGTTTCTTACAACCATGAAAAGTCTTCCGTTCACATAAAATTTCATTGTGCCCAATCTATATTTTTCTTGTTCGGTCCAATTGTCATTGAAAGTTACAACTTCCGTGAATGGCGGATTATAATTTTCTTCATGGGTTAGTGGAGGTTCGATTAATGTTATACTTCTATCTTCTATGGTTGCGAAATATTCTTCTTTGACTAAAATAGCTAAACCACCTTTGTCATATAAATCACAGGTATTGAACCATTCATTTCTTTGAAATACAGCATCAATTTGAACCCAATGTTCTACATTCGGATAAGTTGTACCACTACAGTCATAAAAAATACCTCTTGATGAACACCACTCTGTGACCGATGTTCCTGTAACATAGGTTACTCCTGTTAGACATGTTCCAGTGTGCTCACAACCTCCAGTAATCCTATATGTTTTAACGCACAGACGGGGATTACCCGTATCTCCACTCAACCTCAAAGACAAGGCATTAGAAACCCCATCATAAAGTGGGTCTTTTTCGGCGTATTCTGCATTTGATTCACATGCACACGGCTCACAACAATTACATTGTACAATTGTACCTCCCGATTGTTGGTATACTTCCATACAAGTAGAGGCGGTATTTGCAGAACTACAACAACCACAAGTATGCATACAAGTTAAACCTGAAGTCACTCTTGTATATCCTGTATCTTGTTTTGGATGTCCGTCTGGATAATGATAAAACTTATTTTCAGCTCTAGCGCCTATGTAAAAGAAAGTACCTTTGTTCTCGGGATATCTTGCATTCAAACCAACATTTGTATCACCCGTCCATCTATACCTTAATAAAAACTCAGCAGTCCAACCTAAACTAACTCTCTGTGGAAATACTTGATAATCGTAACCAGGGATTTTATAAAACCCTTGATAAAAACCACCATCAAATCTTATATAATATCCAATATCTCCCCCATCAGTGGCGAAGTGTAAATTATAATTGTAAGACCCATCATTCCATAATCTATTCTGAGTTGTTGTGAATCCCGTTATTGGGTGGAGCTTCATCCTTCTATCATACTTGTATCTACTGAACTTATCTGTAAGGTTTGTGTAAAGACCAGTTGTAATTTCGATTGTTTCCCCTGACATTTTCTTCACCAAACCATTATCTATACCAGTCAAACCCACATCACATAATTCTGTAACTTTTGGACAAATATTAGGGTTTACGTCCAATGGATTCCAATAGTTTTCCGAGACAATAGTATCACTGCTAAAAACACATCCTGTTTGGCAAAGTGTGGTTGCAGAACTATTGAAGTCAAACCTGAATGGCATTCGATTACCGTCATCCTCTCCAATGAGTAATGGAGAAAAAATAACCTCTTGGTCGTAAGTTCTTTCATCCGACGCGAGACATATGTCAGTAATCTCGTTGACAGGCAAAAGACCCCATCTCCTATAATTGTATTGATTTATATTCTGATAAGACATAAACTAATGATAAATACCTTAAGACCTAGTATTTATAGTTTAAAGATTGTGATGATTAAATCAGACCAAGAATATTTCAACTCACCGTATTATTTTCTTTTGAGAGATAAAGGGAATAATTATTCACTTTATTTTTCATCTGAATCAACTTTGACTGAAGCCAGAAAAAATGATGTCAATATTAAGGTTCCAAGGGAAAAAGTTGAGGCAGTAAAAAAATATTTGGAGAAACTACTTAAGACTAAAAAAACAAAATCTACTAAAGAGGTAGGTGGAGAGATAGAGGAATTAGTCACTTTAGACGGAGCAATGTCCAACTCGAGTATTCCTATTTTAGACCCAGCATTACACCCAAGAAAAACTATGGACCAAACCGTTGCAGCATCTAGGATTACAAACGACCCAATATCAAGAGGTTATAGAACATATTATGGTGAATCGGTTGAGGTTTCTGAAGAGGATATGTCAGGTGCTTTTGGTTATGAAGAAACCAAAGACTTAGACGGGAAAGAAACTTACAAGTATTTCAAAGACGAATTGGAAATGGAACCCGATGAGGCTAAGGAACGTACTAAACAACAAGGAAAAGACCCTTACGGAAAACGTGATAAAAAATCCAAGTTTAAAAATGACCCGAACTTTATCTCAAGACAAATCCTTCCTGAAATCCAAAAAGAAAAAGCAATTAAAATGATTGAAGATTTTCTCATGGATAAAAAGAAAGAAAAAAAAGATAAAGGAGAAATTAATAAGAAAGAAAAAGAAGAAGTTGAAGTTTCTTCGATTTTGAAAAAAAACCTCAAATCTTTGATGAGACAAATGGATAAAGAAGGTTTATCAAAAAAGGATATTATAAAATTATTGAACAGTGAATAAGGATTTATACAATACCGTCCAAGGAGTTATTGAGTTTCCTGAAGACAAAAGGGAACACATGAAAGTATGTTTTGCTAAAGTGAAAGATGCGAATAAAAGTATTGATGGATTTATGAGAAACCAAGAACTTCAAAATCAAGAAACTATTGACTACAAACAACTAAAGAGAATTAAAAACTTTTTTGACAATTATAAAGGAAATCAAAATGAACCTTCATTCATTTTGAATGGTGGTGCAATTATGAAAAATTGGGTGGATGATGAATTAAGAAAAATGAGAGACTATGGTCATCTTACCGCAAAAAACAAAATGGATACCGGAATGGAAAACCAATTCATTGACCCACATACCAAAGACAGTATTGTAGATATGAACAGACCGTCCAAATCTCATACAAGACCAGTCGACAGATATAATGCTGCTGTCACTGAAAGCCTCAAAAGAATAAACGAATTAATAACTAAAATCTAATTTTATGGCAGAACAACTTTCACTAGATTTGACTCAAACAGAAAAAAATGCACTCACCTTGATTGCAGATGTTGAGAGAGCAAAATTAATTCCTAAGAACGACTTCAATGCGGTCGGTAATCCATATTCTTCAGTGAATAGAGATGCTGTTGCCGATGGAGACTCTATGGGTAGAGGAACAGGTTCATTTTTGGACGTATACAATGTGAACGCTGGAACTATAGACGATGTTGTTGAAAGGAAAAACGAAATAAAAATCAATAAGTTTAACTCAAATAAAACCTACCCTGATTTCTAATGAGACTTACTGAGTCACTAAAGGGACTACTTCTTGAGATTGCTTCAATTGATACTGTACAAAACGCAATCAAAAATAGGCAAGTCTGTGTTATATACTACGACGGAGACGAGCCAGGTGGAAGAGGTATTCGTGAGGTTGAACCAGTTGCTCTTGGTAAAAGCCAAGCAGGTAATTTGGTTATGAGAGGATGGGACAGAGAAGGTGCTTCCCACACAGCTTACAAAGGTGAACAACCCTTACCAAGTTGGAGACTTTTCAGATTGGATAAAATTTTATCTTGTAAACCGACTGGTGAAATTTACAATCAACCAAGGCCCAACTATAATTTCAATGGAGATAAAAGTATGTCAAGTGTAATAATAATCGCTAAGTTTGACAACACTCCACAACAACAAGCAGCTTAATATGAACGAAAACGATTTAATGCAAAAACTAATCCATTCGAAAAAAATTATGGATTTCGGTGAAGGAACAAAACCCACCAAGCGTAGTGAGACGCCTCAATCACTTTCTCGTCCAATGGTCGAGGATTTTGACATGCCGCAAGTAAAATACAATATCCCACAAGAGTTTTTACAAGAACAACCTCAAATACCATATCTTTCCTCAGTACCAAGGGAAAATACAAAACCTGTAGGTGTTCCAACAGTTGAGGCTATCAAAAATTCTAAATTACCTGATGAGATAAAAAGATTGATGATTGAAAACCCAATCGCTCAACCTCAAAGCCAACAAGTCTCAATTTCAAATGAGTTAGTTGAGAAGGCTTCACGTTTGATGAAATCTGAATCAAGTAATTACATCCCTGAGTCTGCAAAAAACACAAAAAAAACCATAACAAACAGTTCTTCATCGAGTGTAGACTATAATGAACTAAAAAAAATGGTTAAACTTGCAGTTGAAGAATCCCTGAGAGAAAATGGAATGTTAACCGAATCAACAGAGAAATCAAATGAGTTTTTCTCATTTAAAGTCGGAAAACATATTTTTGAAGGAAAAGTTACAAAAATTAAAAAAGTTTCCTAACCCTTTTTTTATTAGGCGTAAGTTATTATATTTTATGAATATTTTAATTTATGTCAAAAATAAATGTACTAGTTGTGCCATCAGATAAAACTGGTGTCGGTAAGTTCAGGTCTGTAGACCCTCACGTTTTTTTACAAAATCAATTTCCCGAAGAATTCCATGTTGATATCATTTATGATGTTCCATATGATGATTTAACTTTTTGGAACAAATATCAAATAGTTGCTTGTCACAGGAGCTTAGGCCCTGACTTTGAGAAAGCAAATAGACTTCTTCAGATGTTATCTTCTATTGGTATTATTACTATTGTAGATATTGATGATTATTGGATGCCAGGAAAAGAACATCCAATTCACGATGTAATTAATTTCAATAAAATCAACGAAAAAATTGTCGCTAATCTTCGTGTTGCAAACTACGTTACAACTACAACGAGTTTATTCGCAAATGAAATAAAAAAAATTAATAAAAACGTTTTTGTATTTCCTAACGCCATCAATCCTGACGAACCACAATTCAAAGAAAAGACCGAACCATCAGAGAGATTGCGAATCGGATGGCTTGGGGGTTCTTCACACTTTCACGATTTGGAATTATTAGACAAATCATTTTCAAAATTGACAAAATATAGCGACAAATTACAATATGTACTTTGTGGGTTTGATACAAGAGGAACCGTGACTGAAATTAATTCTCAAACTGGTGAACACAAGAAAAGAAATATAAAACCATCCGAAACCGTTTGGGCTAAGTATGAGAAGATATTTACACAAGATTTTTCCATACTTTCTGAAAATTATAAAAAATTCCTTATTGATTATACACAAGGCGACTTCCCTAATCAAGATAAAGAAGCTTACGTAAGAGTTTGGACAAAACCTGTAACATCTTACGCTAAAAATTATTCTAAGTTCGACGTTTCTCTCGCGCCAATTAAGAATACAATGTTCAATAGAATGAAATCTCAACTGAAGGTTATTGAGGCAGGTTTCTATAAAAAAGCAATAATTGCAACAAACTTAGGACCCTACACAATAGATTTGAAACATTGTCTTCAAAATGGTAACTTTGTTGATGGTAATGCACTGTTAGTTGACGAAAATAGAAACCATTCTGATTGGGCCAAATACATCGAGAAACTTTTGAAAAACCCTAACATGGTAACTGATATGGGTCAAAAATTATACGAAACAGTAAAAGATAAATATGATTTAAAAAAAGTGACAAAAGATAAAGCAGAATTCTACAAATCAGTTTTATGATAAACGTACCTCTCAGTAAGATATTATTTTTAGACATTGAAACGGTTGGAATAGAACCTGATTGGGACTCACTCGTAGAGAAGAGACAATCACTATCATTCCAATTTGAAAACTATTTTGATTGGTTTCAAAAAAGATTTCCAGAGGATGCCGACAAACCTGTAGGACAAATGTTTGTTAATAGAGCGGCTCTTGTTCCTGAGTTTGCAAGAATCGCGTGTGTAAGTGTTGCATTCGTGACCGATAAAGGCGAAACGAGAATCCAATCTTTCAATGACCCCGATGAAAAAAAATTACTTTCAGAACTCAAAAAGTTACTCAAGAAGGTTGGTGATTTAGGGTTTTTTCTTTGTGGTCATAATGTAAAAGGATTTGATATTCCGATGTTGGCAAAAAGAATGATAATGAACGGGATTTACCCTCCGAAGATTTTACCAGGCCACGATACTAAACCATGGGAAGTGAAGGCTTTTGATACTAAAGAGTTTTGGCAATATGGTGGTTATGGTTCAATTGCGTCTTTAGAATTAATGTGCGTTTGTTTAGGTGTTGAATCTTCCAAAACTATGGAAGTTACTGGCAATAAAGTTCATGAAGCTTTTTGGGTAAAAAAAGATTATGAGGGTATTCAAAAATATTGTGAAAAAGATGTAAGTGTTTTAATAGATGTAATTCATAAACTTTCAAGTTTGAGATAATATGCAAATTAATAATATGAACCCAAATATATGGGCAGAAATTATGAATCAATTCGAAAAGGTTAAACGGGAAGCGGGTTATGAACCTGAGCTTGATACAATCAAAGAGATTGAATCAAGATTAGGATTCAGCTTTGATGAACTCGACGAAGAAATAAAGAGAACCGCATCAATCATAACTATAGAAGTTGAACTTATTCATAAAGAAGCCAAGTTTCCTTCTTTTGCTTTCCCCTCCGACTCAGGGTTTGATTTATTTTCTACTCAAGAAATATCTATCGGACCGTTTGGCAGAGTAGCAATACCGACAGGTCTTAAAATTAATTTTCCAAAAGGTTTCGAGATTCAAGTTAGAACCAAAAGTGGTTTAGCTTTAAATCAAGGTTTGATGGTTTTAAATTCACCTGGAACTGTTGACCAAGGATATACAGGTGAAATTATTGTCCCTCTCTTTAACGCAAATCCACATGAAGTTAAAATACCAATAGGCATGAAAGTAGCACAGGCTGTTTTATGTCCAGTTATTAATGGTGAAATTATAAACTTTGAAAAGGTTGATAAAATAGGTGAAAAAGACCGTGGGAACAAAGGGTTCGGAAGCACCGGTATATTTTAGAAAAATGATTACTGTAGGATATTCGACAAAAAAGTCTAAACCTGAATATATCGAATCTTTGAAAAAGTCCTCGGGGTTCAAAAAAATAGAAATTATTGAAAAAGTCAATAATGGTGAAAAATCTTTGGCACAGATTTACAATGAAATTATTTATGAATCAACAAATGACATTGTTGTTTTGATTCATGATGACATTTATTTTGATACGGTCAGTTGGTATCACAAACTATTAAAACATTTTGAAAAAAAGGAATATGGTATCTTAGGTGTTGCAGGAACAACCAATTTATCTGAAACGGGACAATGGTGGCAACCCGATAAAAGGCAATTCATGACGGGTATTGTCAATCATGAGAGTGATGGTAAAAAATGGACATCAAAATACTCTGAAGATTTAAATAACAATATTAGGAGTGTTGTTATTCTTGATGGATTATTATTAGCAGTTCATAAAAAAAGAATAAAAAAATCTTTTGTTGAAGAGTTTGATGGATTCCATTTTTATGATTTACCGTTCTGTTTAGAAAACTTCCTCGAAGGTGTAAAAATAGGGGTTTTTACAAATATTAGAATAACCCATAAATCTATCGGTATGACGAATGATAAATGGGAAATGAATCGTCAAAAATTTGTAGAAAAATATAAAAATGTTTTACCAATCAAAGCCTCTTTCGATAAAGACAGAAGAATCAAAGTTTTAATTTCTTGTCTATTTTTCAAAACTTTTACAGGCTCTGAATTATATGTATACGAACTGGCGAAAGGCTTACAAAAACTAAATTGCTCTGTCACTATACTTTCACAAATTGGTGGACCACTCACGGATTTAGCAAAAAAACAAGGTATAAGAGTTTTACCATTCGAAGAAGCTCCTGGGTTTAAACTTGGTGACGGTGTATGGGAATTTCCTACACCCCAAGGAAATGTGAAATCCCAACCAAATGTTATGTATCAGGTTAAGCCTGTAGATTTTGATATTATTCATATTCAACATAAACCTGTTGCCGAAAGAATAATTAGTTTCTATCCGAACATTGATAAAATATATTCTATACATTCAGAGGTAATTGAATTAGAAAACCCATTTGAACATGATTCTATCAAAAAATATATTGCCATCAGACCTGAAATAAAAAACCACTTAATTGAAAGGTTTGATATATCTGATAAAAAAATTGATGTGATTTACAATCCTATAGATAACGATAAGTTTAAACCTTCAAAACACGATTCAAAAAACTATGTTCTTTTTGTTGGGTCAATCGATTATCTAAGACGCGAAACAATTATGGATTTGATAGATTATACGAAAGAAAACAAAAAAGAATTATGGTTGGTCGGAGAAAATAAATCAAATTATCTACAGAGTGTTTTAGAAAACCAACATGTAAAATATTTTCCCGCCACATGGAACGTAGAAAAATATATCCACGAATGTTCTGAAACCGCAGGAATACAATTAGGAAGAACAACGATTGAGGGATGGATGTCAGGAAAACCTGGATGGATTTATAAAGTAGATTCTAATGGTATCATTGAATCGAAAGAAAAATACGAAGTGCCAAATGATTTGGAAAAATATTTCACGATGAATGTTGCGGCTCAAATAAAAGATTTATATATAAAAACTTTATCATGAATAGAATAGTAGATTATGAACATTTGTCAGAATCAATAACAAATTGGATATCAGGATATGTACATGAAAATAATCTTAGTACATTAGTAGTTGGGGTTTCTGGTGGTATTGATTCGGCAGTAGTATCAACTCTATGCGCGAGAACTGGTATACCAACAATCCTTTTAGGGATGCCTTTAGATTCAACACCTCAAAATACTCAACTATCTGAAAAACATATCGCTTATTTAACTTCAACGGACAAATATAATGTTCAGGGATGGCATATTGACTTATCTAAAGTTTTCCACGAATTCAAGGCTCACCCCGTAATCAACAAAAAATACAATTCTGATTTAGCGTTTGCAAATACGAAATCCAGATTACGAATGGTCACATTGTATCAAATAGCTACATCGACACAAGGTATTGTTGTGGGTACAGGAAATAAGGTTGAAGATTTCGGAGTTGGTTTTTTCACCAAATACGGAGACGGTGGTGTTGATATTTCTCCAATAGCTGACCTATATAAAACTGAGGTAACAGAATTAGGTAAGTACTTAGGGGTTTGTCAAGAAATAATAGAGGCAGAACCCACTGACGGTTTATGGGACGACAACAGAAAAGACGAAACTCAAATAGGTGCAACATATGATGAATTGGAATGGGTCATGGAATTGGGTCTTGATAAATTGAAAAACCAACCAACAACTGAAAAAGAAAAAGAATTAATTCACACATATTTGAAATTCAACAACAAGAATAAACATAAAATGGAATCTATTCCGGTTTTTAATTTAAAAGAAAATAATATTATATGAAATTAGGAATTATAGGTGCAGGTAGATTAGGGTTAACTTTCGCACTTCTTTGCGAAAAAGCAGGTTACGATGTATTGGTTTCCGATGTCAGAGAAGATTATATATTCAACTTGAATCAAAAGATTTGTTTTACAAATGAACCTTTAATTCAGAAGATGTTATTTGAATCTCAAAAACTCAGTGGTACCACAAACAATATTGAGGTTATCAAACATGCTGATTTGATTTTCACTTTTGTTTCAACACCATCTACTCTCAACGGAAACTACGATACTACAAAAGTGTTTGAAGTTTCCAATCAATTTTACACTGCATCAAGCTTAGAAATCCCCTTGAGTAATAAAAAATTTGTTGTAGGGTGTACAACAAATCCAGGCGATGTTCAACAGATACAGAACAATTTATATAAGTTTAACATACAAGTTGCATACAACCCCGAGTTCATCGCTCAGGGTGAAATTGTTCAAGGATTAGAACAATCTGACATTCTACTCATTGGAACCGAATATTCTCAGTTAGCTAATGAATTAATTCATCTTTACAAAAAAATACAAACCACCAAAGTGAATGCATTTGTTATGTCCAGTAAAGCTGCTGAGATTACCAAAATTGGTATAAATTGTTTTTTGACGACAAAAATCAGTTATGCAAATATGATGGGTGATATTCTTATGAAATCTGATTTACAAAGTGAAATTGATTTGGTCTTGGGTGCCATTGGTGGGGACACAAGAATTGGAAACAAATATCTGAAATATGGATTTGGTTTCGGGGGTCCTTGTTTACCTAGAGATAATCGTGCCCTGGGTCACTACGCCCAAAACTTGGGAATGAAATTGAATCTTCCCCTTACCGTGGATAATTTCAACAAAGAACATGCAGAGTTTTTAAAAAATCATTTTATTTCTTTAAATCCTGATAAATCGATACCGTTTGTAATGAATTATATTACATATAAAAAGGGTACCGATATTTTGGAAGAGTCTCAACAGTTTCAACTTTGTATCGATTTATTGAACGAAGGTTACTATGTAAACGTAATTGAAATTGACGAGGTTGCTAAATCATTAGATAGCCTTAGTCAATCTTATGAAGGTAGATTAAAGTTTTTCAAAAAAGGAACAAATCCAGAAGGTTTCAAAATAAAATTATGAAAATAAAATTTGTTTGTTGCGTTTGGAATGCGGAAAAATACGTTACTAATTGTATAAAATCTTTGATGAATCAAAAAGACAAAGATTTCTCAGTCTATTTGATAGACGATTTGTCTAATGATAAGTCTGTAAATGTAATGCGCAATTTGATTCAAAATGACAATAGATTCAATTTAATTGTCAACTCAGAAAAAAAATTCAAATTAAGAAATCTTGATGAACTTATATCTACGTTTGACGATGAAGATATTGTAATCGAATTGGATGGTGACGATTTTCTACTTAACCAAAACGTTGTATCCGATATCAGGGAGATTTACAAAACAGAAAAAGTTTGGTTAACAAACGGTTCTTTCATGTATTCAAACGGTCATAAAGGATTTTCTGAAAAGTGCAATCCATCAACCGTGAGAAAAGATTTATTCCGTTTTTCACATCTTCGTACTTGGAAAACATTCTTATGGAAATCTATACCAAAATCATATTTGACTGAAGAAAATGGTAAATATTTCAAATCTGCGGCTGATGTCGCATATTCTTTTTCTTTATTAGAATTAGCGGGTGAAGAAAATTATAGATTCTTAGATAAATTGTATTACGTTTATAATGCTGAGTCACCCTACAACGACCACAAACCTGGTAGTGCAACGGGTAATGGACTTCCTGAACAAGACAGATGTTCAAACATCATAAGAAATAAACCAAAGCTTGATAAATTAATTAGATGAATAATTTGATTTCGTGTAATTTAATGGGGGGATTAGGAAACCAAATATTCCAAGCCGCCCACGCACTTGCTCAAGGATGGAAATATAATCGCGAGGTAGTTTTTGTACCAAGGTCATGGACACCTATGCAAGGGAGACAAACTGAGAATTATTTAAACAATATTTTCAGAAACCTTAAGTTTATAGAAAATATCGATGGGTTTGAAAAAGTCAGTGAAGGACCTTGGGAATACATCGATGTATTTCCAAAAGAACATAATTCAGTATTTGATGGATACTTTCAGAGTAGTAAAAACTTTTTAGGGTTTGATAAAAAAATTAGAGAAATATTTCAACCGACAGAAGACTTTGTCTCCCAAATGATAGAAAAACATCCTGAACTTAAAAAAGAAAATACATTATCAATTCATATCAGACGAGGTGATTGTTTCATGAACCCTGATATTCACCCCATTGCGACTGAAAAATATGTTGAAAGAGCACTTAAAGAAATAGGAGATTACAGTCATATATTTATTTTCAGTGACGATAAAAAATGGGTCAAAGAAACTTTGTCATTTGAAAACGTGACTTATGTTGATGATGAAGATTACAAAGAACTTTGGTTGATGTCTCTTTGTAAAAATCACATAATTGTAAACTCAACGTTTTCATGGTGGGGTTCATTTTTAAATAAAAATATTAATAAAAAAATTGTAGCACCTTCTATTTGGTTCGGCCCGAGAGGTCCAAGAAATTACCGAGATATTTACGAATCATATTGGAAAGTACTCGAAGTAAAATACGAAAACGGATGGTTAAATTAAACATGTTATCAAGAAACTTTGCTCACGACAAAGGTTCTACAGCAAACAAAGCACCGATTCACATAGAATGGTGTTTCAACTCCTACGATAACCCTATCTCAGTTTATTTGGATAATGATTGGTCAAGAGGTGTTGCTGATTCTAACAACGGTAAAAAAAATTTTCTATGGTTGATTGAATCAAGAAATTTTGACGGTGGAGCTATCGATGGAATAAAAAACAACCTTGATTCTATTTTGAACTCTTTTGAGGAAATATGGACTCACAACGATGAGTTGTTATCTCTTCATTCTAAGTTCAAATGGACACCAGCGTATGGAAGCTATATCAAAGATTTTGGATTACATCCTAAAACAAAAATGGCTTCGATGGTTACCTCTAGTAAAAGATGGACACGTCAACATGAAATACGTCATGACTTTGCGGTCAATAACCGTGATAAAATGGACGTTTATGGAAGAGGTATACAGGAAATTGCAAATAAAGAAATAGGTTTGAATGATTATCGTTTTTCTTTCGCAGTAGAAAATGATACCTATGACACATATTTTACTGAAAAAATATTAGATTGTTTTGCAACCGGTACGGTACCAATTTATATGGGAACAAAAAAAATTGTAAATTATTTTAACCCTGAAGGTATAATCTTCTTCGAGGGTCAATTTGATATTGAGTCCTTGACTGAAGAGTTGTATAACTCTAAACTTGATGCAATAAAAGACAATCTTGAAAGAGTTAGAAAGTATAGTATTTTAGACGATTGGATTTATGAAAATTATTTGATTAATTATGTCTAAATGAAAAATGTAATTTCAACAACTCTATATGGTGGTGACAAAAGATACTTTCGTGGTGCGATTTATAACGCTAGATTAACAAAACAATATTTTCCTGGTTGGGAGTTCCGTGTCTATCACGAGGATGGTATTGATAATAGATTCTTACAAGAACTATCCGAAGAAGGTGCGAACGTAATAAACGTTGGACCAACACAAATGATACCATCAGCTTGGAGATTTTTGGTTTATGATGATGAAGAAGTTAATTTTTTTATTTCGAGAGATTTAGACGACAGATTAAACAGTTATGATGCTGAACTTGTCAAGGTTTGGATACAAAGTGGTCACCCTTTTCACATTATTCGTTCTAATAGAGGTCATATGAATGAAATGCTTGCCGGTCTTTGGGGTGGCAAATCCCGTTATTTAGAAAACTTCAATATGAAGGAAGAACTACAAAACTTTTTTTTAGAAACTAGAAACAAAGAAGAAGACCAAAAATTTTTAAGATTAGTTTTTTATCCCAAAATCAGAGACATATCTGTAGTTTACGGATATGACTTTTACAATAGTCCGTATGTGGAAAATTTTCCTATAGAGTTTTTCGCAGAAGATGGTCACATAAGTTATCCTGTTGGTGAAGTTTACGAAGCTGACGATGAAAAATCTTTATTCCAATGAAAAATATTTGTTTAATCAGACAACCCGCAGGTATTGGTGATATTTTTTTCACACAAAAAATTGCCAAAGATTATATCTCAAAAGGATACCAAGTCATCTGGCCTGTCATTCCACAATTTGAGTTTATTAAAGATTACATAAAAATTGATAATCTTATATTTGTTAACGAAAGAGATGATTTTCCACACAGAAACGTTTATGCTGAAGGATATTCTAAACCTTTCATGATTAATAAAAATGATATATATCTACCAATTCAACATTTCGATAGACATTATCAAGGTCCTGTAATGCATGCAAAATATAAACTTTTAGGAATAGACTTTTCCGATTGGGTGGATTATTTCACATTTGATAGAAATATTGAGAGAGAACAAAAATTGATTGATTATTTTGGTGTCTCTGACAAAGAGTTCGTATTTGTGAATAGAATGTTTGGTTCTCCACCCGATTCGAAACCTTGTCCACACATGGGTCAATATAAAAATGGTGTAGAAATGATTTATTTGGGATGGGACAACCTTTTCGATTGGATTGGATTATTAATTAAAGCAAAACACATTTATACTGTAGAAACTTCAATTCTGTATATTATAAGCAAATTGGGGTTAAAAAATGTTACAGTATATTCAAGACATAGTCCCGCGAGTTTCCATCAAGTCGAACATTTGTTTGATAAAGATTTAAATTATATAAAATGACACAAATACCGGTAAGTATTGGAGAATTGATAGACAAGTTGTCCATTCTCCAAATTAAGAAAAATAAAATATCAAATCCTGAAAAATTGGTTCAGGTAAAAAAAGAATTTGAACTTCTTTACAATCAATCGGCAGGATACCTCAATGACATTCAGATTGAAAATCTGTATCACGAACTTGTCAAGGTCAATACCTATCTTTGGGATATTGAAGACCGATTAAGAGTTTTAGAATCAGAAGTTAGATTTGAAGGTGAGTTTATCGAAGTCGCAAGGAAAGTTTATATCACTAATGATAAAAGATTTGAATTAAAAAATCAGATTAATGCACTGACTGATTCTGAAATCATAGAAGTTAAGGAATATATAAAATATCAATAGTATGATAGAAAATATCAAAGAAGTTTTAAAAAATTATTTTGAAGACGAGAATAAAACTTACGGGTCTCCAAGTTTTGAAACAGGTTATCCCGAAAGAGACGTAAATTGGATGAAAAAAAATTTAATTCCTCGAATTAAAACCCTCATCAACAAAAACGTGCATAAAAATTGTTTGGATGTAGGATGTGCTTTCGGATATTTTTCCAAGGTTCTATCTGAGACTTTTGACAAAACCTATGGAATAGATTTATCAAATAATAGAATTGATTATGCAAAGAAATACGAGTCAGAAAGTTTGAAATTTATACAATCAGACCTGACTGAAAGTTTCAAAGATAAATTTCCAATCAAATTTGACTTTATGTTTACGAATGCCGTATTACCACATATCCCGTTGGAATTTAAATCTGAAGTTTTCAAAAACTTAGCAGAGGTTGCAAATTCGGGTTGTATTTTTGTAATGTATGATGGTATGTTGAATGACAACAACAAAAATAAACATGATGATAATACACAAGCTAATTTTGAGGGTTGGTCGGGTGAAGAAGCAATCAGAGTTGTATTCATAAGTGAAAAATGGATACTAGAAAACGCTACTGATTGGGAAATATTACAAATAAATAATGTTGGTCAAGCAACTGAAGAAATAATTTTAAAAAGAAAATAAAATGAGTTTATTTGGCGCTTTTTGGGATAAAGACCCAAATCCAGTCGGAACAGAGAACTTTGGAAATAATAGAGGTTTGTTCTATAATTTAAATTGGACTCCAAAAGGAGTATTACATGTTGGGGCATGGGACGCTTGGGAAGCAAAACAATATGCACAATACTGTGGGTCTAATGTAGTTTTTTTAGAAGCTCACCCAAAATCATACGAAACTTTCAAATCCGAAATTGAAAAGCATCAACAAAAGATTTTCAATTATGCCGCTTGGAATGTTGATGATTTAGAAATGGATTTATACTGTCCTCCAAACAACCAAGACTCGAGTTCATTGATTTTCAAAAATGGTCATTCCATAAAAACCAATACAATTACTCTTAAAAGTTTATTTCAAAGAAATAGTTTAAATTTTTCTGATTTTGATTTGTTGAACGTTGATACAGAGGGTGCAGAAATACAAGTTTTAGAAGGTTTAGGTGATGAAATTATTAATTTCAAGTACGTCCTTTTAGAAATTTCCGATTTGGGTTCTTCGGAAGAATCATTATTAAATGATTATATGAACTCAAAAAACTTTTCATTTTTTAAAGACAGCACATCACACATAAGTTCAGTTACTAGAAAAAGATTTTGTGATAGATTGTTCAGAAATAATTTATGAAAACAACCGCAATTCTGCCATCGAGAAATGATAACTATGGTGATAACTTATCACACAGAGCATCTATGTCTTTAAGTTCAATGATTGAATCTCATGATGAGGTAGTTTTTGTAGAATGGAAAATCAAAAACAATGATTCATTATTTTCATCAATCAAAAATAAATTACCTCATCAGGGCAAATTAAAGTATGTTCCTGTATCCTCTTGTTTTCTGAAAGAACATTACTCTGACATTTATCAGTATACAATAATTGAGTCAATTGCCAGAAATATTGCAATCAGAAGAGCATCAAACGATTATATAATTTCAACCAATATTGATATTTTGGTCAATGATTTGAACAAGAATATTTTATCGGAAAATACTTTTTTTACAGTACCGCGAAGGGACATTCCTCAAGATTTACACTTACAGTTCGATGACTATCAAGACTTACACAAACATATTAACCGTGACAAAGATTCATTTAGACCAAAAGAACGAATTAATTCAAAAGACGATATATGGTCTTTAATAAACTGTTGTGGAGATTACCAAATTGGACATAGAAATGTTTGGTATAAAATGAAAGGATTTGAAGAATCGATACTATTCGGTTGTGGAATAGATACAAACGTGATGAAAAAAGCATCCTTCTTTTCCCAAATAAAAGTTTTAGACCATTATATTTTTCATCTCAACCATGGAAAAAATAGTCAAATTGATAATGATGAAATACAACCCCCAATATCAAATCAGAACTCTATCATAAGAGACTTTATTGAATCATCTAATCCTGACACCTGGGGGATGTCAGATAAAGATTTACCCATAGAAATATTATGAAAAGTATTTTAATAATTGGTGGTGCTGCAGGTGCTAGAATTGCCACTAACATTTTCAAAAAAACACACCCATATTTTTTTATTTATTATGTTGAGTGTTTTGCTGAGGAAATAATTTCAAATCGTTTATATTCGACAGTTGAAAAATCTTTGGAACATCTCAAACAAACTGATGTCGAATATTTTATCGCAACCGGTGATAACAAACTCAGAAGAAAACATTATGAGATGATAAAAGATTATACCAACAAGGAACCAATCAATTGTATTCACCCATCAGCCGTTGTCGAAGCAAAAAAAATTGGATTTGGAAATCTGATTTGTCCCAAAGCTGTTGTACACATGGATTCGATTATTGGAAATGGGACAATAATCAACACATCAGCAGTCATTGAACATGACTGTGTAATTCAGGACTTTGCTCAAGTTTCTCCAAACGCCACCCTTTGTGGATATGTTGTAATCGGAGAAAATTGTTTTATAAGTGCAGGTAGCACCATAATTCCAAAAATACTTATCGGAAATAACTCTACTGTCGCAGCTGGTGCGGTCGTGAAAGAAAACGTTCCTGAAAATGTAATGGTGGCAGGTATTCCATCAAGAATAAAAAAGAACTATAATGAAAAACTTTAGCATACCAATTTTTCGATTGAACTTCGATTTTTTTTCTAAAATTAAGTTCCTCAAAGGTGCTTGGGATATATTAACATCGGACCGTCCACTTGGTGAATCAAAATACGTAAAACTATTCGAGGAAAGATTTTCGAATATGTCAGAAACAAAATATGCAATTGCAGTTTCCAATGGAACTGTTGCAATTGAATTAGCTTTGAAATCACTCGGAGTCAAAGGAAAAAAAGTTTTGATGCCCTCTAATACCTTTTTCGCTACAAGTGTTGCAGTCACAAATGCTGGAGGCGAAATAGAACTTGTTGATATGGACCCAAGGTCTTTTTCTTTGAGTTATGAAGATTTGAAAACCAAAATATCATCCGAAATCGGTGCAGTTATAATAGTTCATATAGGTGGAATTATATCTGATAAGATTTATAAAATTAAAGAACTTTGTAAGTTACACGATGTTCCATTAATTGAAGATGCCGCTCATGCACATTTCTCTTCCTATGGAACTTACCGCGCAGGGTCTATAGGTGAAATAGGGTGTTTCTCATTTTTCCCCACAAAAGTCATGACAACTGGTGAAGGTGGTATGATAACCACAAATAACAAAGAACTTTATGAAAAAATGAAATCTTTGAAAAACTTTGGAAGAGATATAAATGACGCAGGAATAATTGTTAACGAAGAAGGAAATAATTTTAAAATAAATGAATTTACTGGTTTACTCGGTTGTGTTGAATTGGATAGAGTTCATAATAGAATTGAAAGAAGAAATGAGCTTTTGGAGGTTTATCAAAAAGAATTAGAAAAAACAAAATACAAAATTATAAAACAGAAAAAAAGAAGTTCTTGTGCGTATTACAAAGCAATCATAGTTACACCTATGGACGGTATTTGGTTGAAAAAATATTGTAAAGAAAAAAACATCACTTTTACTGGTGAAGTCTACAGAATACCAATACATGAACAACCATTATACAAGGACAAATTTTCCTATGTAAATTTACCGAACACTGATTATTATTCTAAACATCACGTATGTCCTCCTCTTTACCCCGAGTTGGGTTTTGATGAAGTCAAATATATCTGTGATGTAATGAAACAAGCTTTGGTAGATTATGAAAAACAGAGTAGCGAAATTAGTTGAGATAAGAAAAATAGAAATCTTCGAGGAAGATATTCCTAAATTAAATAAGGGTCAGATATTGGTTGCCATGAAATCAGTTGGGATTTGTGGCTCGGATATGCATTATTTTAAAGAAGGGGGTTTAGGTTCTTTTAAAGCACCCCTACCTATGTACATGGGTCATGAACCTTCAGGTATTGTTATTGACTATAATGGGTCTCAAAAGTTTAAGGATGGTGACAGAGTAGCTGTTGAACCAGGTATGCCCTGTATTACTTCTTATTGGTCTTTGAAGGGTAAACATAACCTTTGTGATAAAGGCACTTTTATGGGTGCAAACGCTCAAGGAGCTTTCGCAGACTATGTTATAGTTGAAGAATTACAATTGGTAAAATTACCAGAATCAATGTCATTCAACTTAGGTAGTTTAATGGAGCCGTTAGGTGTTTGTTTACATACTGCGAACTTATTAGAACCGAAGTTTACCGAATCTGCAACAATATTTGGGGCTGGTCCTATTGGTTTGTGTATGTTTTCAATACTAAAAAAGATGGGATTGAAGAACATTTTCATGGTGGACAAAATCCCTTTCAGAGTTGAGTTTGCTAAGTCTTTCGGAGCAAAAGACGCATTTCTTCTCGCGGATGATTACAATAAAAAAATCAAAAGTGCAACTGATGGTTTTGGAACAAATCTAACAATTGATACAGGTGGTACTTCAGAATCAATTGATGGTTGTATAAACGTAGCGTCGGTCAATGGTAGAGTCGCTTTAATTGGTATACCTGAAGCAGACTCAGTCAACTACAACCCACACAGAATGAGAACAAAAGAATTAACTATTAAGAACGTGAGAAGGTCTAATCAGACTTTAGATGATTGTATTGTTAATTACTACGATGATTGTGAGATTGAAAAAATAATCTCACATGAATATGATTTTGAGAACATACAAAAAGCATTCGAAATGGTTGCGGATTATCGAGATAATATATTAAAATGTATCATTAAAAATAATAATCAATTATGAGAAAGATTCTGAGTATAGATGGATTCAGATATAAAACGGAGGAAAGATTAAATGAAATTAAAAACACTCTGAGATGGAACTCTAAGTTTTTTGATATCATACATGTGTGGTGTCAAGAAGTTTTGGATTATGAGAAATTCGAAGAGTTTCACTCTGAAAAAATTATTGTCCATAATTTGAACAGAACGGATATGATTTCCATGAAGGATTTATATGATTTTACAAACGAAGTATCGACTGACGAAGATTTCAAATTCTTCGCCAATTCGGATACCACATTTGGAGAACAAATTATGGAATATAATTGCCCTGATGATTGGTTTATACTTTTCACCAATCGGTCAATGAGAGACCCACAAATAGGTCAAAACCCTGAAGCATATCAATTGTCTGAAGATGATGGTTTGATTCTTTTCAATAGAGATGGTATATTAGATACTAATTGGTTTCAAAATGATGAATCAATTAAACCATTTGCAATATCTGCACACTGTGGATGGTCATGGAAAACCAAAAAAGAAATGCCAAAAGGAAATTGTTATTTGGGAACACAAGGAGGAGAAAATTGTTTTTTGAATCAAATCATTTCATCAGGATTTATTCCCAAAGCCGGTGTAGTAAAATACCCCACTTTCCACAATCATAGAACAAATGAAAAAACAGAAAGGTTTCAGTCAATCACGACGGGACCTAGATTAACTCAATCAAGTTATTTGTAAAATATGATATTCAACAAAAATTATACAAATCATTCACGATGGAATGATTTATCAGACAAACACAAAAATACTTTAACGATACCAAATCTTTTTGCAAATATTCTCCACGAGTATCAGGACAAGATTCCTGATACACAAAATCTGAGAAGTGCAATTGAAACTTGGACTTTTGACGCGAAGACAACATCAATTTTAGCAAATCATTTTGATATTGTTTTTACTGTAGAATTATACCCTGACGTTAACCCATATGACCAAATCAGTTATAGAGAGATTCATGAAGGATATTCAAAAGATTACGATAACATAACTTTTCTATATGGTCCCTTGAATGAAGTAATTCCAGAGATTTTATCTGAACTACCAGATGAGAGATTTATGTTCCTTTTGGATTTTCATCGAAACTCTACAAACCCAATCAAAGATGAAATTGAAACAATAAAAAAATACAGTAGAAATAAAAATCACGTCTTTTTGATTGATGATTGTAATTTCTTGGGTACTTTGAATTTCCCAACACCACAAGAATTGAAAGAACTTTTGTACTCAATAAATCCTGAATATACACTTGTGGAAATAAATGATGGAAATAAAATAATGTTAGTATACTGATGAAAAAATTTATTATTACAACGACAATTAACGAACCAACAGAAGCGACACACAAGTTCTGTGAGATTGCAGATAAGAAAGATTTCAAGTTCGTTATTATCGGAGACCTCAAAACTCCACATGACAAATACAATAAACTCGTATCCAAACACGATAACGTTTTATATCTCAGTCCTGAGGACCAAGAAAAAATATACCCTGAACTTTCTGAAAAAATTGGATGGAGAACAATTCAGAGAAGAAATATTGGTTTTGTCTATGCTTACCAACAAGGCGCAGAAATAGTCGCGACAATTGATGATGACAATATCCCCTACGAAAACTGGGGTGATAATATTATGATTGGAAAAGAAGTTGAAGTTGACCTATTCGAAAATACATCATGTCCATATTTCGATGCAATTTCAGTTACCAATCATAATGACCTTTGGCACAGAGGTTTCCCAATCGAATATTTAAATGTTAAAAATCACTCTGAATACAAAGGGAAAGTCAAAATGATTCCACTTGTACAAGCGGAGTTTTGGGATGGTGACCCTGATATCGATGCAATCTGTAGACTCAGTAAAAAACCAATTGTCAAGTTTGAACCCTTCGAACCTTTTACAACAAGACAACTGTCACCCTTCAACTCACAAAATACTTTCTTACATAGAAGTGTTTTGAAACACTACTCAGTGTTCCCATATGTTGGAAGGATGGATGACATTTGGGGTTCCTACGTGATGCAATATCATTTTCCAAACTCTGTTCTTTATACAAAAGCATCAGTATATCAAGCAAGAAACCCACAAGACTTGGTAAAAAACTTGGAAAATGAAATTATAGGATACAGAAACACATTAAACTTTTTAAATAATATTCAAGACTACAGGAATTTACTTCCACAAGAAACTTTATCATATTTTAACATATATCAAACTTATTTCAAATGAAAAAAATACTAGTACTCGGTGGTGGTGGTTTCATAGGAGGTCATCTCAGTAAAAGATTAAAAGAAGAAGGTAATCACGTACGAATCTGTGATATAAAAAAACATGAATATTTTTTCCACGATGAAATCTGTCATGAGTTCATATTGGGGGATTTAACAGACCCTAAAGTTGTTGAACTTGTAATCGAGGAAGGAGTTGATGAAGTATATCAATTAGCCGCAGATATGGGTGGAGCACTGTATATTTTCACGGGTGAAAATGATGCAGCGGTGATGTATAACTCAGCAACTATCAACTTGAATGTTGCTAAAGAATGTGTAAAGAAAAAAGTTAAGAAAGTTTTCTATTCATCTTCAGCATGTATGTACCCCGAACATAATCAAATGGACCCAAACAATCCTAATTGTGAAGAAAGTTCCGCATATCCTGCTAATCCTGATTCAGAATATGGTTGGGAAAAACTTTTCTCTGAAAGATTATATTTGGCTTTTCATAGGAATCACGGTTTGAACGTAAGAGTGGCAAGGTTTCATAATATCTTTGGTCCACAAGGCACGTGGCAAGGTGGTCGAGAAAAATCTCCTGCCGCCATGTGTAGAAAAGCAGCCGATACCGCTGAAGGTGGTGAAATTGAGGTTTGGGGAAATGGTTTACAAACTAGGTCTTTCCTATATGTAGATGAATGTGTTGAAGCGGTTCTACATTTGATGGATTCAGATTTTACAGGTCCCGTAAACATAGGTAGTGAAGAAATGGTCACAATTAACGACTTAGCTAAAATGGCAATCAAAATCTCCAACAAAAACTTAAGTATTACAAACTTAGAAGGAGAGGCATTTCAGAAAAAATATGGATTCAAATGTCCTTTGGGTGTTAAGGGAAGAAATTCAGATAATAAATTATACAAAGAGAAAATCGGATGGGAAAGTGAAAAAACTTTGTTAGAAGGTATGACAAAAACCTATAAATGGATTAAATCTCAAGTTGATAAAAAAGAAAAAGAAACACCTTGGATTTATGAAAGTCCTGATGGGAAAACCATCTACAAAAGAGAACCAGGTTCCTTGGACAGGACCTTAATAAAATAAAATATGGCGAGAGAACAAAGAAGGAAACTTCCAACCCCGACACCAACGGAGGATGGAATTATTCCTAAAACAAAAAAACAGATAATCTGCTCCTTAATAAAAAAGAAAACCAAACAAAAATTTTTATCCGAAAGTCAAAAAAAATACTATGAAATACTAACTCAAAATCAAATAGCCATTTGTTCAGGACCTGCGGGTGTGGGCAAAAGTTATATCGCTATGAAATGTGCCGTTGATTTGTTGGTAGACCCTAATACACCATACGAGAAAATTATAATTGTTAGGCCCGCTGTTGAGGCCGAAGAAAAATTAGGAAGTCTACCTGGTGGTGTTGAAGAAAAATTGGACCCTTATATTTTCCCGTCTTACTATCTTTTGAACAAAATAATTGGTAAGGATATGCGAGAGAAGTTGAAAGATTTCGAAGCCATAGAAGTTTTCGCACTTGCTTACATGAGAGGTATGAACATAGATAATTCAATTTTAATTTTTGAAGAAGCTCAAAACTCAACACCTTCTCAGATGAAATTATTATTGACTAGAATTGGATTCAATTCTAAATTCTTCATCTCAGGTGATTTGGAACAGTTTGACAGACATAAGGACAAAACTCATACAGGTCTATGGGATGTTATCACTAAGTTTCAAGACACAGAAGATATAGGTATTTTTGAATTTCATTCCAATGACATTGTTAGAAATCCTCTAATTACCAAAATATTACAAAAATATGAAGAATGAGAATCGGTATCGAAATTAATGGTGTTTTAAGAGATACTCTGAAAAAAATTCAGCAAGAGTACGAAAAATGGTATATCGAAAATCCGTTCCGAGAAGATACAGATTTTGAATATAAAGTAATTTCCGACTTAAACTCCTTGGATATTTTCAAACATTTGACTTTTCCAAATAAAGAAGAACTTTATCATTTCTTATACCAAGAACATACAATGGAAATATTCGGTCATGCGGGTTCGATTGAGTACAATAGTATGAATGATTTGAATGACTTCTATTTGGACTTCAGAGACTCTCATGACATATTAATTGTTTCAGATGAGATTGGTAAATCGAAACCTGCGTCTCTTTTTTTTCTATCCAAGTTTGGATGTTTGATTGAATCAGTTAAGTTTTACAGCGAATCTACAATAAATTCACTTTGGGACTCCGTTGATATTTTACTTACTGCAAATCCCTCTCTATTATTGAATCATCCCTCCAATAAAATTGTGATTAAATATATTACCGAATATAATACAGAAATTAAAATTGACTCGGAAATATTTTCCATAAAAGAACTTAAGAATATAATAGAAAAATTATGATAAAAGTTTTAGGTGAGAACTACTTCATTGACTTAGACCAAGTAGAAACTTATTTGGACATTAGTGAAGAACCCTCTACTGAGGAAAAAAATCCAAATACCTCCGAAATGAAAATAAATGTGATAAAATTTGAACTTGTCAAAATGTTATTCGAAACTATCTTGACTGAACAAGATATAATAGATGACAAATTAGGTATCAAAACTGTATCCAACAATACCAGTGTGCCTTTCAAAATAGCATTCAATACTTTGTTAAATAAAAAATTAATCAATCACTATTAATATGGAAAATCAACTAAAAGAAAAAATTCAACAATCCATAGATAATCTAAGAAATAAAAAAGCTAGGATTTACTTTTTGGTACAAGATACAAAAGGTAATGCAAAAGCATCTGTAAGGTTAATCTATCAGATGGCTAAAACGTTATTGGATAATAATTTCAATCCCATCATGCTTCACGAAAAAAATGATTATTCGGGAGTTGTTGCTTGGTTAGATGAAGAATATATGAATTTGTCTCATAAATCAATCGAAGGACAGAATCTTGAAATTACTCCTGAGGATTTCATAGTCATACCCGAAATATTTGGATATGTTATGGAACAAATCAAAAACCTCCCTTGTGGTAAAATTGTTTTAACACAACAATACTCAAATATGTTAGAAACTTTACAACCTGGTCAAACTTGGGCTCAGTATGGTTTTTTCAAATGTATAACAACCTCTAATTCTCAAAAGGAATATATTGAGAGAGTCATGAGACAAGCTAGTTTTGACGTTATCGAACCGTTAATCGGTGAGGAGTTCAAACCAAAGGACATACCTCCCATGCCAATTATTGGTGTTCACACAAAAGACCAATCGGATACCATCAGTTTAATTAAAACATTTTATCTCAAGTTTCCGCAATATAGATGGTTTTCTTTCAGAGACCTCAGAGGACTTTCTGAAAAAGAGTTTGCTAATTCTTTGAGGGATTGTTTTGTAACAGTTTGGATTGATACCAAGTCAGCCTTCGGTACATTTCCGTTGGAATCTATGAAAAGTAATGTCCCCGTAATTGGCATCACTCCTGACCTGAGACCTGATTGGATGACCGAAGACAACGGAATATGGATAAATAATCCAACACTTTTAGCTGATGTACTTGCTGATTTCATTCAAAATTGGTTAGAGGACAACATCTCACCTGAACTTTACACACACGGTGAAAAAACCGTTTCAAGATATTCAGACAAAAATAAATTCGAGAGCACAGTTATTAGTCAATTCCAACAATATTTGACAACACGTGCTGATTCATTCCAAGAACAAATATCAAAAACAGAAGAATAATATGAAAAACACTTCAAGCATATCAATAATTTTACCCTTGAAATCGGCTAAGGTAAAAGATTTCAAAGAATATTTCCTTAAAGCAATTACCTCACTCACAATACAACAAGAACCTATTGACGAGCTTGTGATTGTACATACCGCAGAGGAATCATTAATTGAAATAATTAATAATTTTGATTTCAGCGGAATTACGGTAAACAAAATACTTTGGGACAAAACTCCAAATTACTCAGACCAAGTCAATCTTGGTATAAAATCAGCAAAGAGTGAATGGGTTTCGTTATTCGAGTTTGATGATGAGTATGCAAGTATTTGGTTTAAGAATGTGAAAAAATATATTTCCTCGTTTCCATCAGTTCAAATGTTTCTACCTGTAGTTGTAGAAACAGATGAGAAAGGAATTTTTGCTGGTTTTACAAATGAAGCTACTTTTGCTGCTAACTTTACTCAAGAAATGGGGGTCCTTACAAACGAAACACTTCATGATTATCAAAACTTCCAAACCGCAGGCTCAGTCTTTAAAAAAGAAATTATCGATGATTTTGGAGGATTCAAATCTTCAATTAAATTAACTTTTGTTTATGAATTTCTTTTGAGACTTACTTATAATTCAGTTTCTATCATGACAGTTCCTCGATTGGGTTATAAGCACACCAATCTTAGAGAAGGTTCAATTTTTTGGAACTATAAGTTTGGACAAGAAACGATGCTCGAGGATGAAGTTAAGTTTTGGGTACAAACCGCGAAAAAAGAATATTTTTTTTCTGACGATAGAGTCATAAAATATCAAAAAGAAAATGCATAAATGCAAGAAACTATTTCTGCACAAACAGAAAATGTTTCATCTAAGAAAAGAGGTAGAAAGGCAGTTAAAGAAAATTATTTCGATGTTAGAGAAGAAACCGCAGTTAGAAAATTTTTAGTTGCGGAATCAATGGACGAAAAGAATAAAATTTATAACCAATTTTTAAGAGCGCCTCTTGATAAGATGATTTCTTCTATTATCAGACGGTACAAACTGTATCGAAAAGATATGGATTTCAATGAGATTCATACAGATACACATTCGTTTTTAATGACCAAAGTTGATAAGTTCAGACCGTCAAAAAATAAAAAAGCTTATTCTTATTTTGGAACAATTTGTAAGAATTATTTGATGGGTCAAATCATCAAAGACCAAAAAGAGACGAACAGAAAAATATCTTACGAGGACATTTCTTCAACTTTAGAGGAGAGACCAGATTTAATCTATAGAATTGATGATGAGGTTTTAGATTATGATTATGTAATTATTGAATATATTAAAGAACTTAAAGAATATCTCGAAGTGGAAACTTTGAATGATAATGAAAAAAAATTAGGATACGCTTTGATTGACTTATTTGACAATTACCAAACTATTTTTTCAGGTGCCGAAAATAATAAGTTCAATAAAAATATCATTTTGTTATCACTCAGAGAAATGACAAATCTGAGTACAAAAGAAATTAGAAGCTCAATCAAAAAGTTTAAAAAACTATACAACAGTATTCAATACAGATTGAAAAATTAATTTTAAGTATTTATAGATATGCCAAGACCTCAAAGAAAAGAAATAAATTTTACTAAGGATTCTATATTAGCTCTCATGCAAGAGATTTATAATGAACTTGTTGAGCAGAGACAAACGGCAATCAGAATTCAAAACAAAATGTTGACCATGTTGAAAGACCCTGAAGACATGACAACAATTGGTCCTGTTATTGAAAAACAACAAAAAATTGTAAACGATTGTGTTGAGAAAAAAATTAGCTTGTCGAAATTACAATCGAGTATTTGGGAGAAATCCAACTCAAGTGATGAATCTTTTACCCTCTCGGATTTAGACGATGACTTAATACAGAATCTTATTGAAAAGGATGTTTCTAATGACGAAGAAACATACAAAATGAGATAAGATGCAAGCTTTAGATTTAGAAAACTCATATGACTCGGCGAAGAAAAAAATAAACTCCGCCAAAACTTTACGTGATGTAAACTCTGCAGCAAATGACCTTCAAACAAGTGCAGGAAATTCCTTTTCTCAAGCAAATGATGCAATATCATCCCAATTAGATAATATAAAAGAACTACAGAAGAGGTTCGAAAGAAATGTCCCGACTTCCATGGACCAGATTCTCGAAATGATTGGTCTCACCAAAGGGAATGGTTCAGATACCCTCAGATACCTCAAGAGAAAAGTAATTTTGGCTGCAGCAACTATTGAACCACAGTTAGCTGAGATTATGAAAAAAGAGGTTGTGAAAGCTTTAGGTTGCGCAGAAGAACAACAATACGTCGGACTACCAGTTTCAGGACTGACAAGAACTCCCCTGAAACTTCAACCTCCTCAAATAGGTTTTTACATACCAGCACAATCAATTGATATATTTGGTCAACTTAAGACTACACTGAACTCAAAATTGGGGAAAATATTTTATGAAAGACAAACACCTTCGGGGAGTGTTACATTCAAGCCATTCGGAGGGAATGTTCCCTTTCCGATGAATAAAATGTTGAACGAAATGATGCAAAATGACAACAATGGTAGGTCATTCAATGATATAATCGGCAAATTTTATCAAGGTGAATCAACACAGCCTCTTTTCGATGTTATATATTCCAACACAAATGACGTTGGTGTATCAGGAGATTATTTCAGAACCGTATTGTTAAATAAAGAAGCGGGTGTTGGTAATGTAGCCAATACAGTTGGTCAATTTATTAATGATTATTATTCTAGTATTAAACTAGTAGAACCAGCCAACATCACAGCCAGATTGACAAACTTATTGACAGGTGCGGTTGACATGCAAGCTAAACTTGGTTACAAACAATTAGAGAATAATTCCAAGTTTATGTTAATAGTTCAAAGAATCTTGGGTTTATGTTTTGATAGTCGAAGGTCAATAGATGTAAGTGGAATTGCTAAGGTTGCTGAACTTGACGGAATAGATGACAGTTTTTATAGACTGAATGAAATAGATTTAAGGAATATTGACAATCAAATTACCAATGTACAAAATGGTGTTGTTGAATACGTTGATTGCGGTAATGTAAAATTACCTGTAGATTTTGAAAATCTTACAAATCAATTAGAAGAATTCAAACTACAATTTACAGGCAAAACTACAAATCAAGTTGTTTTGAAAATGGAAGAAATACTTGATTCGATTGCAGAAAACCCACAATGGAAATTAAAAGTGCCGTCAGGAGTTGATATTAAATTACAACTCAACTTAAACATAATAAAACAAATACCGAAAGCAATTGCTGCTGAGCTTCTGTCACCAAAAAATATATTTCCTATTTTCATAATGTTGTCAATTGTTCAGGAGCAAGCCAAAAACTCGTACACACAGGCCCTCGGACAGATACCTGAAGGAACAATAGAAACCTCAGCAATGACTCTTAACATTCAAGTTAATAATACAATTAATAGCCCTTCGGATTTTTTACAAAAGTTCAAAAGTTTTTGTGTCGAAATCATATCACAAATACAAGCGATTTTTTTAAAACAACTATTCGAAATCCTGAAACGAGACATAATCAATTTACTAAATGTAATATTGAAAGATATGCAGAAAAACGCAAGTTTAAAAAAACTTGCAATACTTCTTAGGTTGGTTACTATCGGAGTGGTGTTTGTAAAATTAGTTATAGATTATAAAAAATGTAAATCACTCGTAGATGAGATTTTAGCGTTATTGACATTAATTGGTGGTGGATTGAAACCTTTCTCCCTTCCACTTTGGGCTCAATTCGCATCACAAGGATTACCTGGCACAGATTCCAACAGAGCTCTCATGAACGCAATTGAGGAAATGCAAGCCTTGGGTATGCCTACCGGTCCATTACCCGATGGTTCACCTAATATGATGTTACAATTCGGTAAATCTTTATTATCAGGAGCAGAAAGAGAAAATTCAGAAAACGGAAAACTTGAAGCGAGTGTAATTGTACCGCCTTTGACGGGGGGTGTTTTAAAAATTTTTGGAAAATCAGTTTAATATGGAAAAAGAAAAATTAGATAAAATTATTGAAGAACAAAAAAACTTGAAAGATTTACCAAATCAAAAATTAATTGAGTTGATGGATTTATTATCTACTGACTTTGATGAAACTAAAAAGATTTTGATTAACCAAACTATCTATTTAGACAATTTGGAAATACTTTATAATAATGTTCTGAAGGAATATCAAAATAGAGCATAATGCAATTACAGGACAATTCAATATTATTTCAAGCATTAGTTTTGGATAACCAAGACCCTCTCATGCTTGGAAGAATAAGAGCTGTAAGGTTAATAGATAATATTGATGACGTATTGAAGTCAATAACAAATCCAAACTGGAATCCACAAAAGGATTTATGGACAATTAGAGACCCTTTTGTATGGGCACCCCTGATTCCATATTTTAATTATTCGGTTCCAAAGCAAGATGAATTAGTGTTGGGTCTTTTCGCGAACAGTGATGTCAAATATATTAACCAATACTACATTCAATCTACGTTTTATTCCCCAACAGCCACAGGATTCCAATATTATCAGGGTGCAAATAAGTTTACTGCGACAGGTATACAAATTGCAAATCCAAAACCATTAAAGACTTTCACACCTTCGGGTGTCACATATTCCGACAAAGGAGTACATAAAGGAGTTTTTCCTGAACCCACAGACAACTCTTTGCTCGGTAGAGGTAGTGCAGATGTTATTGTGAAGGAGGAAGAAGTATTAATTAGAGCAGGAAAATTTAAAGGCGCAACTTTACAACCTAATGTCCCACCAACAGCTAACCAACAAAGAGCCTTTCTTCAACTTTCAAGATTTCCAAAATCTACGATAGACAATCCACCGAAAACTGCTTTTGAACTCAAAGAAATTGTAGTGGGTGTGAATTATCTAATTGAGTATAATATCTTGAATCCTGAAAATGTTCAAGACAAGTTTACTGGTCGTATTTCATTGTATCAATTAGGAAGAGGAACTGAAACTAATTCCAAACAACTTACAGTTGACTCTAAAGTTCCTGATTCTTTGAAATCTCTTGTGATGTATGAAGATTTCACTGCATTATCAAGCGGAGATACTATCAATTTCATTAATGATTTTATCAAAAATTGTAATGAAAATAATATTTCGAAAACAACAGGAAAAGTTCTTTTTCCGAATTCAACCTTGAAGTTTCCGTTTTATTACAGACCTGATAATGTCTTTTATGACCTAATGATTAGCCCCGACTCTAATGTATCAAAATTGAGGTCTTACGGTACACAATTTTGTTTATCAGACACCTGTACTGTTGACATCAAAGTTGTGAACATTGAGACATCACAAATTGTTGTTGCGAAATCTTCTACAGGTCCACAATCAAATCTGAATCAGATTTATAGTGATGTAATTCAACAAGTTACAACAGGATTGACATCGAATGGTTATAGTCTTATAACTCTACCAACTATCAATCAATTAGATGGAACCATAATTTCACCCGCACCATCGAATACTCAAATCATAAAAAGAAACTTAACTTTGATTTTTAATGGTATAAAATTGAATCCTGCGATGGTACCAGGATTTTCATTGGTTTATGCTCAAGGTAAGACAGGTCCTGTAATAGACAATCAGACAAGGAAAATAGAATCACAAAAAACTATTGTTTCACAAAACACTGTTGCAGCTTTAGGTAGTGACAAAATTTATTTATTATCATACACTTCACAAAAACAAGGAAAAGCAAAAATTAATTTTGACGATACTCTCTACGGAATACCAAGCACCATTTTTACAAAAGAAATTGCTAAGAAAACTTCGAGTATGGTTAGAGGAGAAGAATTGATAGAACTTTTAAATCTTATTGTTAGATTCTTGTTGACACACACGCACGCATTTCCAGGAATGCCACCTGTCCCAATAACACAAGATGGGTCAACAGCTCAAAAATTACTTACCGAAATGCAAAATGCCCTCAATAAGGTTTTGAATAAAGATATAAGAATTAATTGATATTTATTTAAAAAGGATAAATGTCAATTTTAAGGTCATACATAGATAAGAATAATACAATTATATCTAATACCTTCATCAACACAGCAAGGAATCCTGTGATTGAACTTAATTTTGGAGCATCAGATTTTATTGTTCCTAATTATGGTTTTACAAGATATATCTTTGATTTTGATTTAGCTTTACTTGAACAGAATATTGCAACAGGAGTTATTTCAACAGGATGTACCTCAGCAATGACTCACACCTTAAAAATGACCAATACATCTTCTTTTGACAATGAACTATTAAATACATTCATGTCAAACTCAAGAAGAAGAGCAACTTCATTTGATTTGATATTATTCAGGATTCCCAAATCATCGGGTTCAACAGGTAATCCACAATTTTGGGATGAGGGTGTTGGTTATGATTATACTGACTTCGATTTATCTGAGGGAAGTCCTAGTGGACAACAAACACCTCTTACTCTTGTAGATTCCAGAGCCTTTTCAACAAGACCATCAAATTGGTATCAAACCACAACCATTTCAGGGTGGTCACAAACCGGCATCTATGATAATAAGAATCAAGGTACGGTTAATTTTTCAGGTCTTACAATCGTAGCAAGACAACACTTTGACCAAGGTAATGAAGACATCAATATGAACATGACCTCAGAAATTAATGGTATATTAAATGGTACAATTACTGGAGTTACTGGTTGGGGTCTCGCATACCTTCCACAAATAGAAAACATTACAGGATTAACTGACAGTTATAGTGTTGCTTTCTTTTCAAAATATACTCAAACTTTTTATCAACCTTATCTATTGACAAATTATAATGATTTGATTTTGGACGACAGAAATATGTTCTTAAAGAATCAAGTGAATAATTTGTATCTATACGTCTATCAAAACGGAGATTTTGTCAATTTAGATTCGACACCATTTGTTAGAATCGAGGATAGAAATGGTGACGTGGTGCCAGGTATGGCCTCATTGACAACTTGTTTGACAACTAAAGGTGTTTATGAAGTAATCGTCCCTAATGGTTTTACAGGTTCTCCTACACCTTGTCAATACTTTGATATTTGGTCAGGTCTTACAATCAACGGACAATCATTACCAAACGTCATCAACAATTTTACACTTCAACAATATCAGGCAGGTATTCAAATTGGTTCTAGTTCTCAAGAACCAATAAAGTTTGGATTTGATTTCTACGGAATATTACAGAATGAGCAAATACTTAACAGTGATATCAGAAAAGTTGGTGTTACAATTAAGAAAGCCTACACAGGTCAGCAACCCCTTTTAAATGTTTCTGCATTTTACAGGGTTTATGTCAAAGAAGGAACAACTGAGGTTCAAGTCCAAGATTGGACTCCAATTAATAGAACTCCTAATGAGTATTACTTTATATTTGATATGAGAGACAAAATACCAAATCAATATTATGTAGATATCCAAGTGAATACTTCGGGAGAAAGAGATACTTATAAGAAACAATTAACATTCGATATAGTAAATAAAAAATAAAATGACTAAAGTAATTAAATTATCTGAATCTGATTTGAACAGATTGGTAAAAAAAGTAATTAACGAAACATCAGCTCAACGGACTGGAAATTATATGTTCTTCTCAAATCTTCAGCAGATGATGAGACAATGTGAACTACTTTTAGACTTAGACCCACTGATGCTGGATGAGATTTTACAGAATGGTCACGATTGGGCAGATGACCACGTGGCTGAAGCAAAGACAAATATGGACCAAGTTTTTGATTTTATGATGAACGAAAAAAACAAAATGAATCAATATCTTGAATACGAAGATATTCATGAGGGAAGAAAGAAAACGGGTACTAAATTATGTTCGAGAGGCAAGGCAGCTGCGAAGGCAAAGTTCAAGGTCTATCCTTCGGCTTACGCTAATGGTTATGCAGTACAAGTTTGTAAAGGTAAAATGCCTGGTTTGGATGGAAAAAAACATTGCTCAGGTGCTTATTGTTAATCTAAAAACTTTTCATATATTTGATTAATGAGACCAAAAGTTGTCGGCTTTATACCCCGCCTTTTATACCGAATGTTTCTCAAACTTAAAGAACGGTTTGACCCAAGACCACCGATTACTAATGAAGAGAAATCTTCAGTAGAAATATGTAATAGACTGATAGAGAAGGAATCTTCAAAACTCACATTTGCACCAAAATCTTACAAGAGATTCATAAAAAATGATGATTTTAATATGTTCATCGTTATCGAGAACAGAACAGTAAATCTTATAAACCACGTATATAGTTACAGTGTTTTCATAGAAAACGATGAATTATATTCTGATTTGGTGAATAAGTTTGATGAAGAATTAGAAAACAGAAGACAAGAATTGGAAAACGAAATTAAGAATAATATTCAACACTCCCTACAGAATATCCTTGAAAAGATTGTTTAATATCTTCCCGTAAAATATACGTAAAGTACTTCAGGAATCTTCACACACATTTTTTTCAATCCAGCTTGATTGATACAAGGTATGGGTTCCAAATTGGCAACTCGTCTTTTAATTTCAATAGGAGCCCCTTTGATTTTACTATATATTTGTTCTACAGGATACAACCTTTCAGACTCATAAACCTCTTTCAGAACTCTTTTGATAATTCTCTGTAAAGACTCATTTTTGGATTTATACGAAACCATTTTGGGTTTGTTTCCTGTACCTGCTTTCGAATGGGTTTTTTCTGCTCTTCTTTTTTGAGCACATGCAGCTTTTTTTTGAGAAGCTGACATTTTTGAAGCAACCCCTGCGGCTCTACATTTCGGATAACCTTTATCACTTGCACTTGGTCTTCCACAAGGGGGGTGACCGCCACCTTCTTTTTTTCTACAAATATTAACCCAAGGACCACTAGGTTGTTTACTCCCTTTAGGTTTTTTCTTTTTACCAAACCAAACTGCCAAATCTTCTTTGATGAGTTGTTCTTCAATTGTCTGTAAAGGGTCTACCCCAACCTGTGCTAAGTTAGCTCCCTCTTCATCGTTTGAATTCTTGTAGAACTTTTTCAAATACATCGCTACTGAAGAAAGTTCATCTGTAATCTTCTCTATTTTTTCTCTTTCTTGAGGAGTTTCCAAATAATCACCATCCGCTTCTTCATAAGCGAGTTTAGCGTTATCATAATCGTAAACCTTTTCTACGAAAGGACCCAATTGGTCTTTTTTCCATATCTGTGGTGCTAAAATGACTGGTACTTTAAACTTACCTGCTGATGCTGATGTGGTTGCTTCTCTTATAGAAAGTTTTTTCATATCTTTACATAAATATCTAAAAGTTCGAATATGGAAAATACCAATGATAATTTATTATACGGTACAGTAAACTTGCAAGAACCTGATGATTTTTCAAAGTTTGTAGACAACCTTGATTATCCTCAAGCTGTTTTCATTCTGACACAATCAATAGAATATGCACTATCTCATGGTATCTATAACATGAAGGAAATTGAACTTCTTTCTAAATCACTAAGAATTATTTTAAAAAAATAATTTTTTATTTCCACAATCTATTATATCTTTGTGTTATGAAAAAAATATTATCTTTAATACTATTTTGTTTACTTCATACAGTAGTTTTTTCTCAAACACCACCAAAGGGTGAACCAAAAGATTTTTACAATGAATACAAAAAAGAAATGGATTCGTTAAGTAAACTATCTGGTAAGGTAGTGACAGGGTATCTTCTCACAACATCAGGAAATAAAAAACAACTCACAATCTTTTACATCGAAAACGATTCGCTCAAAAGTATGATTTTAGATACAACGAGCCGTCAAAGTCCATACCGTGGTACCAAGAGGACTGTAGACTCTGTAAGTAAGGTTCTTCATAGATGAGTCTTTTGTTATTATTATTGACCCTCCTCTTCTTCCTGCAAAATCTGCATCAGTATTGTCACCTTTGATTGGTAATTTATCAAATGTGTACCACTTTATTTGTTTTGCATTTGTTTCGTAATCTTTACTCCATTTGATATTGACCGCAGCACCTAATATGTCCTTTATTCCTTGGTTCGGAGTCAACTTATTCAGAACATAATCAGTTGAAATAGGTTTTAGGTCTTGTGGAAAAGGTAATGGTGGTTTTCCGTTGTACGCATTACCTAAGAACGTCGCTAAATATATTGACCAATATTCTCCTGGCACACCAACAAATCCAGTTGAATACGTTTTGTCTCCTGTAGTTATTGTTAACATATCAGGTACATCTGCAGGTATAAAAACAAACTTCAATTTTTGACCATCAGGTAACTGACTTATATCTATCGTTTTTTCAACAAAAACAAAATTATTTTCTTTTTTTGCTTGTCCACCTTTACCCTCATCTTTGAAATTACATATTTTTCTAATTTCTTCTTCTTTTTCTCCTTGGGCTAGAATATTAAAAGTAACGTACTGATGTTTTGTATATTCGGAACTATTAGCTAACTTTCTTATATCATCTATACTCATTTGTGGGTTAATTTTCCAATCAGGACCTTGAGCGCCTAAATCTCTCACAACTATTTCTACATTTTTAGGTAGTTTATCAACTAAATAGTTTCTCAAAGTTTCCGCCCTCAATTTCGACAATTGTCCCTCAGGAAGTTTTTTCTCAGGTATGTAATCAATTTTAGGGTCGCCAGTCGATGGATATTTTTCCCTATCATAATTTGTAACCTTGGATTCTGAGGATACTATTTCAACCTTAGTTCTTTGATTTTTCGGAAAAGTTTGTAAATAATTATTTATTTGATTTATAATACTGTCAACCTGTTCTTTATTAAACTGTGAATATTTTCCACCCTGAAATGAATTATTTGGCAGTGTTAATGTTATAGGCTTTGATATTGTTTGTTGTTCTGATAACAAATAATGTTTCTTTGTTCTACTTTCATGTAGTGAGAGTATTCTATACTTTTCCTCAAAGGGAATATGGAATCCTGTTTTAATCATATTAATAAATATCTAATAATAAAAAAGGGTCCCGAAGGACCCTTTTATATTTAGGTTAGACCATATTATCTCAACTCTCTCAAATCAAATGTTCTAACTCCGTCAACTGTGATTCTACCATAGAAACGGTTGTTAACCATTTTCTTAGCGTATCTAGTCATGATACCCTTGATAGGTGTAAAGTTGAATGGATTGTACATTGTTGGAGTAAGTTGTAATGGTACATATGGAGCGTAGATGTAACCTGTATCAAGTAAAGATGTACCTTTGTGTCCCAATAACACTTGGTTTGGTGGGAAATAAGGGTCTCTATAAACTTGATATCTACCAGCTAAAGTACCGATTCTTTCAATACCCATGTTGTACTGGTCTTGCTCAGGAGCTGCGTTTGAAACGTGGAAATACTCCAAGTCATCAAAAATAGCACTGATTTCAGAAGATACAACAATCCAATTAGCACCACCTCTTAAGGTAGATTTGTGGATTTGAGCTGAAATTTGGTTGATAGCTGTTATAAGCGTTTGGTTCCAGTCTTTCTGAGTATAAGGAACAGCACCTGTACCTAATCTCTTCCAACCGTTGTAATCCCATCTTAAGTTCCAAGCCGCACCTTTCCTAAGGTCTCTCAAGATTTCTCTATCGATTTCAGCTGCAACTTGCTCAGACAATAAAGCTGTCAATTCAGCTTCAGCGTCGATGTTGTGGAATGCTGCAACGTCTTGTGCCATTTCAGGAGACCATTGAGCTCTTAATTTTCTTTCAGTTACAGAAACTGTTACTGACATAAGGTCAAATGAAACCTCACCAATTCTATCTTCGAATTCCAAGTTTTTGTAAATTCTGTACTTAGCAGTGAACGCGTTGTCAAATGCTGTTGAAGATGAGAATGTTGAACCTGTGTAACCGTCCATTGAACCTCCACAAGTTACACATACAGGTACCTGTAAGTCAACTTCTAAAAAGATTTTTCCATCAGGTGTACAAAGGTCGTCATATTGACCACCATCAGTTTTAGAATTGGGGAATATTGCAGTTGTGTTGTTATTACCATACTGAACAATTCCTTTACCATATCTTTGAGTTACTACTCTGAAAAGATAAGGGTTGGATGTGTTTGCCGATGTTGTGGTGTTACCTGCAACTCCGTAAATAGTCAAATCAGACAAGAAAGCTTCGTTGTCCATTGGTTGACCATCAGGACCGATAAGCTTACCTGCACCGTCAGATGCAAAACCTGTCATTTCGATAAGTACTTTTCTATAGTCGCTATAAGTGTAAGCTGAAGCGGTTAAAGTGTCCACTAACCAAGAAACAGTACGTACACTAGCAGTAATAGCTGAATACTGTCCTTTAGAGTAGTCAAATAGACCTGGTGGGTCTAAAGCTGGTTCATTACCTTCATAAAATCTATCATAAAGGTCTTTTTGTGTGTTATAGTCATATCCTGATTGTGGTGTCTGGTCAGCAGCAGCGTTCGGAGAACCATACGGTGGGTAGTGAATACCAGTGGTTGCCAAATTGTCTGGGTCAGTATATGCCTGAATGTTTGGTACAAAGTAGAACAATTTACCGATTGGTAAGTTCATAGCTTGTACAGATACGATGTCATTAGCTAATAACTTAGAGAAAACTCTTCTTACGATTGGAAAAACAACAGTTTCGAATGCACCTGTGTCGGATGTAGATGCAGCCTCGTTGATTAAGAAAGAAGCTTGGTTTTCATAAAGTTGAGCTACGTTTTCTCTCATGTGACCTTTAAGACCCTCTAAGAATCCTAATTTGTCCCATTTGTTGATTGTGTCTTCTTTGATAACTTTAAGGTGCTTAAGACCGATGTTACCAACAAGACCTGATTCTAATAATGCTCCCATTTTGATTGGTTTTTATTTTTTATTTATTTTTTGTTTTTTATTAACCTAATTTACTCATTAAGTCTCTCATTCTTATGAATTGAGGATTTTCGTAGGTTTTAGATTCAATAAGTGAAGTTGAAGAACCTGTTGAAACAGTTTTATCTAACTTAGGTGCAACTGATTCATTTATTGATTTTGATTCTCTTCCACCCAACTCATCCTTCAAAGATTTGTAAAGATTTTTTGATTCTTTTAAAGTTTCAACATCATCAAATCTTCTAAGAATATTGATTTTTTCTTTTTTGGTGGTTGAATGTTCAGTGAACAATCTAGTTGCGTAAGCTAAGTTCGAATTGAAGATAGCAACTTCATTAAGTTTTTCTCTAAAAATATTTAATGCTTTTCTATATTCTTCATTTTTCTCTCTCAACATTGATACTTCTGATTCCAAGGATTCAACTTTTACTCCGTTATTACCGTAAACATAATTTCTATTGTTAGTAATACCTTTTCTTAGTCCTCTTCCTTCTTTTGAACCCATGCCATAAGTTCTTGCAGCTTCGTGGGTTTCTCTTTTTTCGAAACCAGCGTCATCTCTACGAGCCTTAGTGGTTTTAAGGTGTTTTGAAGCAATTTTACCATGCTTCATTGATAACCTTTCATCCTCTTTGTCTTTGTATCCTTGACCTTCTTTTGTTTCTGCTTTAACAACTTTTGACTTGCCTTCCATATTTTCACCTTTTTTGTACTCGAACTTAGCCTTACCTGTACCCATGGTTTTTGGACCTTCTTTTTTGTCCTCTTTGAAACCACCAGTAACTTTGTCCTTGTAAGAAAATTTAGGACCGTGACCAATTCCAGTACCTTTAGGTTTTACTGTCATATTTTTACCCTCTTTCGTTTCAGATTTTTTAACCTTCTTGTGGTCGTATGCTTCTTCCAATGATTCATCCATATCTCCGTCATGAGTTTCGTCCATAGCATCTTCATCATCTTCGCACATCTTGTCGTCCTCGTCCATAGCGTCTTCATCATCTTCGTCCATCATTCCGTGATGAGTTTCGTCCATAGCATCCTCATCATGAGTTTCGTCCATAGCGTCTTCATCATCTTCGTCCATCATTCCGTGATGAGTTTCGTCCATAGCATCTTCGTCATGAGTTTCGTCCATAGCGTCTTCATCATCTTCGTCCATCATTCCGTGATGAGTTTCGTCCATAGCGTCTTCATCATCTTCGTCAAACTGAATTTCATAAACAACTTCTTCCTCCATGGAATTACCCATCTCCTCTGTGTCAAAATCTTTTACGTCCATTAAATCCACTTCATCAGTGTCTTTGTTTGCGAAAATAGCGTCAATGACATCATCGATTGCTTCGGTTTTTTCGTTTCTCATTTCTTTGATTGTTTTTTTCTTTGATTCAGATTCACCAAGCTTCACAAGGTATTCTACATCAGCATCATTGTCCATTAGGTGTACGTTATCACCGTCTTTTTTCACGATGATACCATCTTCTTCACCCATAGCTTTAAAAACCTTAAGAATTTCTTCGTCAGAAGCGTTAGTCAAATCTATTGGAAGTTCTTCAGATTCAACATCGAAATCGATGTCTTCATCTTCAGGATTATCTACAGTCATATCAACTTCTGTATCGCCATCAGGTTTTACATCTGTTTCAATTTCTGCGTCTGCATCAACCTCATCGTCGGATTGTTCCGAAAGAGATTCTTTTACTAACTGATTGATTTCTTCCTTCATTGTAGAAGCAAGTATTCCTTTTGCATTTTCGGCGATAGCTTCTTCAACTTGTTTCATTTGAATGAACGCCTCTTCAACTAGCTTATTTTTTTCTTGCATGAAAATTGTATTAATTTATCTAATAAATAGTATCAAATAAGAAAAAGTTTATTTTTTGATATCACAAAAAACATATATCTCAGTAGTGGGTAATTAATTTCTAATAAATAGTTCCATAAAATAAAAAAAGTGGTCAGAGACCACTTTCATATTATTTTTCGATTACTTCATCGATTTTACTTTCGGATACCGAAGTTATCCTCCATTCGTAAGAAAAACTTTCATATCGCTTAGTGACCTTAGCTTCAACATCGGTTACTGAAAATCCTCTTACTAATTTTTCTTCTCTAATTTTTTTAATTTTTCCTGTATTCTCATCAGCTAATTCGTACTGAATTTTTGCTACAAAATATTTTTCGTCCATAAATAATTATTTTCCTAAATAATCCGTAAGTTTTCTCATTAAATCAATAGATTTGTTAGCGTCTCCACTAATATCCGAAGATTTTATTTTCTTTTCCTCTTCTATGTTTTCTTCGTATTTGTTTCTATCTTCAGGATTATCAAAAAGATAGGCGCCTGGTGTAGATGGCGATGAAACTAAATCAAAACATATCAATTCAAAATCATCTTGAACTTCATTTCTTTCTCCCACTTTTTTTAAAGAACCAACTCCTCTCGAAGATATACCCATTGTTACTCCTTGTCTCATTAGATTTGCTGCAACATCTCCTTTACTCGAAACTATACCTCTTTCATGGAATCCTGGACTTGTCAAAAGTTTCAATTTACCCATGAGAATATTCTTGTCCCACCAAATATCAGTTATAATATGTGATACTCTATCCAAATCAATAAGCGATGATTCGGGGTGGTTCAATTCAGAAGTTGAAAGTCCTTTATCAATTATATTTTTGTATCTATCGGCTTCCCTTTTCAAGATTGGTTCAGGATAAGTTCTTCCATTTCTGTTTGGTACATTGTACTTTTGTAAAACTGCATAAAACTCGAAAGGGTTTCTATAATCTAATTTCGATGATTCTTGAAGAACTTTAGCATTCAATTCATTTTTTGGAGAAATCCAACCTGCATCCATCTCGACTAAAATCCCATGACCTAACTCATGAGCTTCTAATATTCTTAATTCTTTCATTTAATCTTTTCTGATAAATATAATCAAGTGGATTGTTTATTAAGATTGTGGTTTTTTGGTATAATGAAATTCAAAATATTTGTTTTTATCAATGTTGTTCTGATAAATTGATTTCACAATTTTTTTAATTGATTCTTTGGTTTCAAATGATTTGAAATCTAACTCATCGTTTGTGTAGAGATTAATTTCCAAATTGAAAAAAGATTTTTTTCCATATAAGATACCACTAGTTCTTAAGTCTAAGTCAACTATAGTTTCTTGTCTGAATTGATTTGTATTTATTGAATTGAAAACTGTGTGTTTGATTTCTCTATTAAGATTACAAACAATTCTATTCCAATTTTCTAATTCTTCTTTTGGTGTCACCCAAGATTGAATGTTTACGAATATTGATTTGAGATTTTTAGAATCGACTGTACCATATACAGATTTTATTGTGTTGTACAGATTTAGTTTTACGCTCTTGCCTTTTTTCATTAAGTTTCATATTACTATTAGTTTATTTTTTATAAAAATAGTAGTAGTTTTACTTAATGTCAAAAATTTGAACAAATTAAGAATATTTCTAGTATATGATTATTATCGAAATAAAAAACAACGAAAACTTAGAAAGAGCATTAAAGACACTCAAATCCAAAGTAATTAAAACTAAACAAAATCAACTCCTTTTAAAAAAAAAGGAATATACTAAACCTTCCGTTGTAAAAAGAACCGCTAAGTTAAAAGCTATTTTTTTAGAAAGGAAAAAAAAACAATTAGATTGATTCTTCTAATTTTTTCAATTTCAAATAAGTTATTTGGTCAAACTTTTCTTTACTAACTCTTTCCAAAGTTTCGGAGATTCTATCTCTGATTTCTGAGTCATTCTCATTCTTCATAATAGATTTCAATTTCAGGATAGTATTTTCTCTGAGAGATTCAAACTTTGTTTTTAAATTATCTGTGTCCTCAGACAATAGTTGTATGAACTCCTTTTTGGTGTTTTCATCAAAAGATTCCAAATAATTCGAAATTGTTTGATTTGCGATTTTCACCATTGATTTAATTGGAATATTAACAGCTTCAATTATTTTATGACTTTTCTTAGATGTTAAAACTTTAATAATGTTCTTTTTAGATTCGATTCTCTCGTGCAAATCAGTTTTATTTATATAAACTAAATTGTCAATATCTTGGTATCCATTTACAACAGTTCTATCAGAACTTGTATTGATTTTAGTTGTGGATAGAAGTTTCCTAATTAAAAAAATACCTTCGGATAAAAAATCTTTTGCATCATTTTCACTGAAATCTTGCGGGCTACTCAATTGGTCATAAATTGAATATATCTTTGATATATTCTTATTGTTCAGGATGTTCTGTTTAAACTCCTTCAAAGTTTTTTTGAACTCAGTCTCATTCCTATAAGACTCTAACAAGTTGTTTTCTATAACCGATTTTATTTGCCCGAATGTCATCTTGGTATTTTTCCTATAAATATTATGAATTTAATAACTTATCTAACTCTTTTTCAATTTCTCCCAAAGATTCTTGAGCATGTCCTAATTGTAAAACTTTTCTTCCTTCAATCATGTTATTTTCCACTAAAATATTCAAACTATCCATTCTACTTTCAGGAGCTAATTCAGGCTCACCTGCTGGTGGTGTTTCTAGTGTAGGTGCGGCTGGTTCAGGTAAAGCAGCACCGGCTTCAGGTGCAGGTCCAAGTTCCTCAGCACCACCTGGTGTTGTAGATGCACCCACGGAGGATGTTGCTCCGGTCGCACTACCATAAAGTTTGTCAATATTATCAAAGAGACCAGATTTAGTAATTACAGTTGGTGTTGCCTTTAATTCCTCACCTACGGCTCTTTCAATTCTTTGTTGTTGTAAATCAAGTCTGATTTCATCGTCTGACCAACCAAAGATGTGTTTCTTTGCCCATGTAGAAGATGTTGCCTGTATTCCATTTCCTGGGTCAGAAACCAAATCTTTATAAAGTAAGATTTTTTCTTTCCATACTTCCACAGTCAACAGGTCTGCCTGTTTTGATGGGTTTGTAAGTCCTAATGTGAAGTTTGTAAGTTCGTCTTCAAAACCCAACAAAAATAAATGTATGATTGCAATTTTATTTAGTTCTTGCAACATACTTTTTTGGATTCTGTTAATCGTTCTAGCAAAACGAATATCTTGTAATGAAAGATTTTTTCCATCCCCGACAACCTCTTCAAAACCTAAAAACGCTTTTGGTACACGTAAGGCTGTTAATAATTTCTTTTGTATATATTCGATATCGGCAATCTCTGATAAGTTTTGAGCACCCTGTAGTGTATCAATTGGACTTGGTGCAGCTGGGTCTCGGACTGGAACAAAGTAATCTTGGTCTACAGCCATTTGATTGAATCTCATGTCTACATTTCCAGTTTTACTATCTACAATTTGTTCTCTCTTAAACTTATTTGCAACGCGTTGTACGTATGCTTCAACATCATCATCGTTCATATTACCCACAAAAACCTTAAATATTCTTCTTTCAGGGGCTCTTGAAGTTCTATAAATTAACATCGCATCCTCAGAAAGCAAAAGTTGTTTCCATATTCTTCTAGCTTTTTCCAACATTGAAGTTCCATAGGGTAATTTTCTATCATCACCCAATAATCTGAAGTGTGCAATCTCCCAAGATTGGAACTCCATATTTTTGTTTTTCCATGTGAAATGAAGAGCCTTTTTCTGACTGTCTAATTCTTTTGTAATGTCAATAGAAATTTTTTGACTCACCCCAACCTCATGTCTTTCTATTTCGATTGTTGGTAATTGTTGACAACCAACAACACCTTTCTCAGGGTCCAATTTCAGATAAACAAAGTTATCACCATACTTACATGTATTTCTTGTCCACATAGGTAAGTTAGTGTTGATATCCAAGTTGTTGTTAAATAAATCAGCTAAAACACCTTTGATTCTTTTTGACTCGGAATATATTTGTAAAATGAAACCATCCTCATTTGTGGTTGTACATTCCTCAGCGTAAATGTCCAAGGCTGCAGATATTTCAGGAGTGTATTCCATTGACTCATAATCGTATTGAGCCGACAACCTTGATGGTTCATAATAAATGGCTTGTGAGTATAAATTATTTTCAACCTTTGCCCATTGATTTGTAAGATAATAAGTTTGTTGTGCCTGAAGTTTTTCAGACTCATATTCTTGTTTACTTTTTGTTCTTAATAATTCTTTTTTATCAAACTTGAATGTTGGATAATCTTGATTTAATAAAGAATTAGGACCAAAAGTTTGGGATAGTCGTTGCCAAACCGTTAAATTTTGATTTTCTGCCATGATACAATTTAACCATTTACGTCAATAATATAAATAGTTATTTTGCACCGAATAACCACCCATAGGTTTTATAATCTTGACGTGACGCACCATTCTGATAGGAGTTTTGTCTTCCCATCTGTGGGACCATTGGGTTAAAAAAGTTTGAACTATTTTTGTTTTCATTGATGGACGTTGCCCATGAGTTCAACATAGCTTTTGTATGGTTCACATTCTTCTGTATGGATTGGAAAGATTTCTCTCCGACGTATATAGCCATGGAAATTGCCATGATACAATCATCGTGTTGTCCCTTTTGGTGGTCAGGTCTTCCATTAAGGTAAATGAATGTATTCATCTCATTATAAGTTCTGTGAGAATATATTTTGAAATCGTGTCTAATTGCTTCTTCAAAAGCAGCAATTATTTGAACTCTTTTAGTATTGAAATTGATACCAGGTATTTTATCCTGTATTTTGGGGTCCCATTTCCATTTCTTATTTGGGTCTAAATTATCTACATACAATCCATGTTCATAGTTCATTTCTTGTAACTTTCTCGCGGTTGAAACACCCATACCTCCCGTGATATCTATAACTCCATAGGCGTTATACATAGAACCCCATTTATACCCAATCTCCGCCAATACATCAGGTGGAATCTTCCCAACATACTCCAAGACTTGTTCTCTTTCATCAAAATCAATTATTTGTATACTAGAATAATCTTCTGAATCTCCTCTCGATACGTCAAGTCCCATAATATATTTGTGACCTCCAACAGGTTCTTTGAAAATCCAAAGCGCAGAACCCATAAGTTTGGCTTGTGGTTCTCTTAATTGGTTTTTGGAAATTTTCTGCATAATATCCGGCTCAAAAACATTGTCTCCTGAACCAAGAAAATTACATTCTAATTCTTGTGCTACTTTTCTTTTATCAAACTTCAATTTTTTTACCATTCCTTCGAACCAAGAGGAGCAAGGTTTGTATCCTTGTTCAATATATTTTTTTAATTCACTATGGTCTCTATCGTATGGATTATCAATAGATAAATCAACAACAATGTCTTTGGGATAATCTTCTCTATTGAGAAGATAATGAACTAAATCATTTGTTTTGACCATGTAAAGGTCTTTCGTATATCTTGGGTCTCTATACCAAAACATCTGAGAGATTTTAAATTCATTCATCCCTCTAAGAGCTTGATTGTAGATATCATAATAAATTGCATCATAGCCGTTTGGTGTGGAAATAACAATAACTTTACCACCTGTGGAAAGTGAGGCCATACACGCTGACCAAAAGTCATCATCCCCCTCTATGAATGCCGCCTCGTCAAAAATAAGAATCGTAGGTGTATAACCTCTCAAGGCATCTTTAGAAGTTGCTACTGCTTTTACTTCACAATCATTCGTGAGTTTGAAATGTCTTTGTGAGTTTTTTTCTTGTGAAAAACCAACACCAACCCATGCTGGCCATTGTTCTGTGAAACTTCTAACTTTATTAGCGAACTCAACTGATGTATCAAGTTTGTTCGCAATTATTAATATTTTTTCAGGTTTTTGTTTTTTGGCAAAAACTAATTTTTTCGAAGCCCAAGCTGCGGTAACTGTAGAAACACCAGCCTGTCTATATTTTAATGCAATATTTTCATTGAAAGAATCGTAATCTTCAATCAAAGATATTTGGTCTGGAAATAAATCTAAAGGGACGTATTTGGAAACTGTGTTGTCGTAGGTTTGTAAATACGTACGAAGTGCATAAGGAGTGTTCCTCATACACTTGGTACCTTCGATAATTACTTGTTCTTTAGTCACAAAAAGTTATTTGGGTCTCGAAATTCCCAAACTCGATAAGAAGTCGTCCATATCATCTTCATCATCTTCTGAACCGCCAGAACTTTCATAATCTCTCTTGAGTTCCATGGCTTCCTTCATTATTTCTTTGAACTTAGATGTCGCTCTCTGAATCTTTTGTTGGTCTTCAGAAATTGCATTACCTATAAGTTCCAAAAATTCTTGAGCAGGAATTTGGTAGAGTTGTATTTCAAACCAGTTTATCAAACCTTTATTACTTGAGTCGAACATCTCATCAGGTAAAGCAAACCTAATCTTTTCAACTATTTCAGGCCCGAGTCTAAGTTGCATCGGTTCATTTGAAAGAATATCAACTTGAGATTTTACTTTTTCTCTCATCGAAGGGTCTTGTGGAAGACCAAATCTAGCATTAGCAGCTTTCACACCTTTGATAATTTCGTGTGTCAAAATTGGGAATATTAACCCTTCAGCAACAATTTTAGTGTCTGGTTTTTCTTCACCTCCACCTTCATCGTCATCTTCTCCATCGGCGTCTTGTAATTCTACTTTTCCAGCAACACCATTTCCTGTGGCACTCATTTGTTCAATCATCTGTTCCATACTGAAATAAAGGAAGTCATTAATTGCCATGATTCCTAAATAAGCCGGATAGAGTTTAGCATTAATACTATCCAATTCTCTCTTTATATCAGGTTTTTGAAAAAGATAATGTCCTTTTTTTGCAGCACCTTGAACAATCGCATTTATAAGATTTCTTTTATGTTTCTCTAATTCTAATTCTTCTTGAGGAGTTAAATCTTCGATGTCAAAACTCGGAAGTTGCATTTCCTTTTCGTCCTCTTCTTCGTCTTCTTCTTCGTCACCTTCTTCATCAGGTTCATATCTGAAATTAGAAACGTCTATCGGTTCTCTGTTTAACGAAGCTTCAATTTGATACCAATCTTCAGGTACCTCAGTTTCGTCTAAAGCCGCTTTCACAGCTAATTGTTCAAGTTCCTCTCTGTGTCTTGCTTCAATTTGAATAATCATAGGGACTTTATTCATTTCCTCCCTATATATTCTCTGAATAATATTCGGAGTCATTCTTTCGAGTCCACGAGCTTGTCTCAGTTTATCAACCACTTTCTTAAATCTACTCATAGCAATTCTTTGCACGTCTTGTTCTTTTTTCTTAAAAGCAGGATTTTGAGCGTACAAATTTTCAGGACTTCCTAATTTTCTTTCGAGATTAGGGTCCATTCTTTCGGGGTAGTTACCGTAGTCTAATTGTTCTTTTAACTTATTTGCCATGTTTAAGTAATGAAGTTATTGATTTAATTACTTTGTCTTTAGCTTCTTCAGGTGAGATGTCTTGTTTGCCTGCTCTAGGAGCTTCTTTTTCACCTGGATGAGGATTTTTACCTGGTCTAATTTTCGGTTTGGTGGGACCAGGTCTTTCTTTCGTACCAGGTTTTTCTTTTGGTTTTGTGGGTGCAGTAGCAGGACCTTGTTCTTCAAGATATTTCATCAAGTCCCCTTTTGTAATTCTTGGAGGTAAGTTTCTTTCTACTATTTTCATAATCTCGTTTTCTAAAAATAAAGATACCGGATTTTTTCCTTCCTTCAAAGATTTTTTAACGTCTTTGACACATCTTTCATACTTGTTCATTTCTTTAGCGTTCCACTGACTTCTTTCCCTACTTCCAAATTCTTTACCCAACTGTGCGGTACATATTGCCCAAGGATTTTGTTCTTTTTTCTTTGATTCTGTAATTCCTACAGAGCCTAAGTTTTTGTTTTTTGGATTCGTATCATCATCCTCACCATCATTGGTCTCGTCACTTTGGTCCTCTGGCGGTTTTTGACCCGTAATTTTCTGAGTCAAATCCTGTTGAACTAAGTCTGTATCATCATCTTCTTTAACATCACCCTTTTTTTCGTAAACTTCAAATGGTTTTTTTTCCGCTTTGAGTTTCTGTATTGTACTTGAATCTCCTGCGGAAACCATCGTGACTTCACTAACCAATTTTTTGTGAAGTACGTTAATTTGAGATTCAGTAAGTTTTGATACAGTCTTGGCTGATAATCCCTTTTCAATTAATTGGTAAGCTTTAATGTTAGTTTTCATAAACTACTTTCTTTTCAAATTCCAAAATCAAATCTCTTTCATAGAGTTTGTTTTTTATTTCCTGTTCACTCTGTCCAAATCTAAAAACCAATCTTTTCTTTCCCATTACTTCGTCAGGTTCCCAGGCTAATGCAACCACATTATCGATTGCATCTATCATACAAAAAAAATCGGAGTTCTGAATCAAATCTAATTTTACATCAGTATTTCTTAGAACTCCTACCTTTTTGATATATTTTAATTCGGGTGGAAGAGGATAACCATTTGATGGTCTATTTTCCCACGACTCCCCCCAAACATCTTCAACATCATCAGAAAATATGAATTCGTATAAATTGTCACCTTTGTAGTCAGGTCCTAATCCATTGACGAATATCAGATAACTCATACTAATAATCCTTCAGGTGAAATCTTTGTTTGTTTACCTTTTGATTCGAAAATTAAATTGTTCTTATTTGTTTTTCCGATAAATCTTGAGTTAATATTTTCTTCTAAAAACTTCTGAGAAGCTTCTTTTTGTTCATTAGTTTCAGACATTTCGGAAACTAATTTCATAATTTTTTCGATATCTCCCTTTCTTTCTTTGATTCTTTTTTGGTTTTTTTCTTGTCTTTCCAAGATTTCTCTTTTTGTAAGTTCAAAATATTTCGAAATTACTTTATCTACTTTTGACTCACCAAAAATACCGTCCATGATTGCCCCCATTCCGAAATCCATTTCTCCCATTTCTTTACCTTCAGGAGCTGTCATATCAGGAAGTGGTTCAGCTTCAGGTGCCATTTGTTCTTCACCACCCAAATCAGGTAATTCATCTCCTTCTTCTCTTCCCTCAGCATCTTCGAACTTTGATAAGATATCCTCTTTATCTTCATCACTTAAACTTCCTAAATCTAAAGATGAAAGAACCATATTAATCACATATTTAATATCTTCAGAAGTCATTCCGTCTTTAGCTTCCAATGCTCTAACTTTCTGAGTCAATTTTCCAGTAAGTTTTTGAATTGATTTGAAGGTTACTTCTTCTTCGTCTTTTTCCATTTCTTCTCCCGCAGGCATTTCTGTACCCATATCCATAGGTTCAGAATCTGCTGGAGGTAAATCCGCCATAGGAGCTTCTTCACCACCCGTAGGTGCTGCTTCAGGTGAAGGAGGAAGTTCTGGTGAAGGAACCGCTGGTGGAGCTACAGGAGCTTCAGCCTCAGGGGCATCTTCAACAGGTTTTGGAGTTTTGAGAACAAACTTTTTTTGTTCACCGAAAAGAGCAACCCCCTCTTCATTTTCCACTAATCTGTTTATTTCTTTTGCTAAAAGATTCAATCTTTTGAAAGCCTGAGAATACGATGAATAATATTTTCTATTTTTCATCGGCTCAATATAATCTGTTTCAGATTCGGAAATTGTTTTCTTGATAATATAACCTTGTCTCTCTTTTACAATATGGTAATCACTACCATCTGCCATTACAATTTTGTATTCAGATTTAGACGTTTCGTTTATATTAGAGGGTAGCGACTCGTTGAAACGAGCGATTTCCATAATTCTTTTTAATTTTTCTTGGCCTTGAAGTTTTTCACTTCCGAGTGGTTTTAAGTCTGCCATAGTTATGTTAGTTTTTTTTTTAATTATTTAATCCATTGAATCCACCTAAAGTGATTGCGTTTAATTGTGCAACTGGTCGTCCATCGGCATCAGTAAAGATTGGATGTGGTGCATAGGCTCCACTAAAATCAGCACTACCACCACTAAAATTACCTAATATAGCCAGAGAATATTCGTATTGTTGGTCTGCACTTACTCCTGTAAAAGGATACTGTGATGGAGTTGGAGTAGGGGTAGTTGTTGGTGTAGGCGTTTGGGTTGTAGTGGGTGAAGGCGTTACTCCTCCAGTACCCGTTTGGGTTGTAGTAGGTGTAGGCGTTACTGCCGCAGTACCAGTTTGGGTGTTAGTCGGAGTTATAGTCGGAGTTATAGTTGGTGTTGGTGTTGCCATCTAATTTTTCTTTATAAATATACCACCGAGCCAAATAATTTAAATTACCAAATAAGATATTACTCCTTCTTGAAGTTTTTGTTCTATGGATAATTCTTTGTCGGTGAGTTTGTTGAGTGAATCGAAAAGTTTTTCAATATGTCCTGACCTACGCAAATATTTGAAAACTAAGTTCTCATAGGACAATTCACCCTCTTTTTCCAATCCGCATTGTCTATATTCTTTCAATTTGTCCTTGAGTTTTTCTATTGTTTCAATCTTTTCTTCCTTTACGGCTTTATCAATTTTTTCTGTCCAATTGGAAATTTTATTTTTCAAAATCTCTTCGTCGATTTCTGCTTTCAATTTCTTTGGTTTACTCAACCACTCATTATTCATTACTGAATATAAACCTGAGCTTACGTGTAACTCGTCTATATCCTGAGCATAAAGTTCAACATAATAACCAAAAATCTTTATGTCATGTTTTTCATTAAACACTTGTTTTTTAAGATTATATAATTCTTTATATAAATCGGCTTCTTTCTCATATTGTTGTAAATCAACAAGGATGTGCAAATCGAAGTCCGAGAACTCTGACCAATTGAAGTTTGCTAGTGAACCTGTCAATACGATGTCTTCTACAAAAACATCTTCACCTAAGAAATCGATGAACTTTTCCGCTATTTTCAACAAAGCTTGTCTGACTTTGGGAATCATTACTGCATCGTTGGGTTCCTCAGGGTTTTCCCAAACTTTCGGATTCAAAGTCGATTTGATTGTGAAACTATCTAAAATCTTTTGTAGATTACTCATTTGTAATAAATACTTGAACCTTTATAGTTTTTTGTATTTATATTTCTTTGCAATTTCAGTAGTAAAAAACTTTCCTTGAGAATCGGCTTTTCTGAACTTGGTATATTCCATATGTGGAACATCACTGTATTGATATTTCATACCGTTATTAAACTCAACAACCAAATTTTTGGTATCAGTATCATATTCCGTTTTTTTAATGTTTGAGGATTTGATTTCGTTAATAATTTTAGAACCTTGTATTTCTTCACGGATGATAGCCATAATTGTAATTTTTATAAACTAATATTATAATCAGTCAATACAATTATAAATAGAAAACCCCCGTCAAGAGGACGAGGGTTATTACAGAAAAAATTAACAACATTACAGAAGACTAATTCTTTTCTTTTCTTGTTTTTTGAAATTGGGAACAAATACTGTGAGTATTCCGTCTTCAACAGTCGCCTCAATTTGTGAAGGGTCATAATTTGTACCAATCTTGAATTGTTTGTCGATTACTTTTGTTTTTTCTTTTCCATCGATTTTATAAGTTCTTTTACCATCAATGTGAAGAACTCCATCTTCCATTTCAACCTTCAGATTGGTTTTGTTGTACCCTGGAACCTCAAAAAACAAATAAGCACCATCTTTAGTGTTATTAATCTCATAATTTTCATCACCATCTGACTTACTGATGACTGAGGTTTTGTAGTGATAATTTGAATTGTTTCCGATAATGTCTTCGAAAAGTCTGCTAATTTCACTGTTAGATAAAATCATAGTTTGTTATTTTTTAAAGTTTATTATTTTTATACTTATGAGTCAAATAAAATGCCAGTGATATAATTAAGACATCATGACATACAAAAAAAATATTTATGACAATTTGTCAAATTATTTGTTTATGTATTGTTTTTGATACATCTTTGTGAAAAATAAATACTATGCACGAACTTATGGATGACGATGAAAAAATGATGAGCAAGAAGCAAAAACCAAGCTCAGACAGTTCTACACCTGTATTAGATAATTTTAGTAGAGACCTCAACAAACTCGCTGATGAAGATAAACTCGACCCTGTAATTGGTAGAGATAGGGAGATTCTCAGAATCGCACAGATTCTATCTCGTAGAAAGAAGAATAATCCTATTATCATCGGTGAACCTGGTTGTGGTAAAACCGCAATTATTGAAGGACTCGCAATGAAGATTGTCAGAGGTAATTGCCCAAGAAACCTAATTGACAAACGTATCGTAAATCTCGATTTGACCTCAGTGGTTGCGGGTACAAAATACCGTGGTCAATTTGAAGAAAGAATGAAGGTCATAATTGAAGAACTCCAAGCTAACCCGAATATTATCGTTTTCATTGATGAGATTCACACTCTTGTCGGTTCAGGTAATTCAGCTGGTTCAATGGATGGTTCTAATATTTTTAAACCAGCTTTATCCCGTGGTGAAATTCAAGTCATTGGAGCAACCACTCTCGATGAATTCCGTAAGAATATTGAAAAAGATGGAGCTCTTGAACGTAGATTCCAAAAAGTGATTGTTGAACCTTCAAGTGTTATAGAGACGATTACAATTCTCAAAAATATCAGAGACAAATATGAAACTTTCCATAAAGTATCATATTCAGACGAGATAATCGAAACTTGTGTAAAATTAGCTGACCGCTATATCACAGATAGAGAGTTTCCTGATAAAGCTTTTGATATTTTAGATGAGGTAGGAGCACGTATGCAAACTGAAATAAAGGTTCCTGAAGCAATTGAAGAACTTAAAAAGAAAGCAGCTGAAATTAAACAAATGAAAATGGATGTCGTAAAAAAACAGAATTACGAACAAGCAGCAGAACTAAGGGATAGAGAAAAAAAGATTCTTACCAAACTTGACCATGAGAAAACCAAGTTTGAAGAACAACTCATCAAAGACAAACAAAAAATATCCCTCGATGATGTCTATGATGTGGTATCTAATATGACAAAAATACCTGTTAACAAAATGTCTGTTGATGACACTAAAACTCTTATCAATTTGGATAAGACTTTAATGGAAAAAGTCATAGGTCAAGACGAAGTAATTAAGAAAGTAGTCAAGTCTATCAAGAGAAATAGATTAGGTATCAAAGACCCTAACAGACCAATTGGTTCATTTGTATTTTTAGGTTCTACAGGTGTAGGTAAAACTCACTTCGCTAAACAACTTGCTAAAGAAATGTTTGGCACCGAAGATTCACTTATTCGTGTTGATATGAGTGAGTATCAAGAAAAGCACACCATATCAAAATTGGTTGGAGCACCCCCTGGTTACGTTGGATATGATGAAGGTGGTCAGTTGACAGAAAAGGTAAAAAACAAGCCATACTCTGTGATTCTTTTCGATGAGGTTGAAAAAGCGCATAAAGATGTTTTTACTGTTCTTCTTCAGATTTTGGATGATGGACACGTTACCGATAGTTTGGGTAGAAAAATCAATTTCAAAAACACCCTCATCATTTTAACATCCAACTTGGGTGTTAAGAAATTACAAGATTTCGGAACAGGTATTGGATTCAGTAGTAATACATATTCAAACGAGGAAGCTAAAAAACAAATGTTAGTCAAGGAGATGAAGAACTTCTTTAGTCCCGAGTTTATCAATCGAATAGACGATACAGTTATTTTCAATACTTTGACCTCAGAAAATATCAAACAAATCACGAAGATTGAGTTGAATAAACTTGTAAGTAGACTGAGTGAAATGAAATACAATTTCATCTACGATGATACTTTGGTAGAGTTTCTATCTAAAGCAGGTTTTGATGAGTTATACGGCGCAAGACCTCTAAAAAGAGCAATACAAGATAAAGTCGAGGATTTGATTTCCGAGGAGGTCCTCACCGGTAAATTAGTAGAAAACAAAACCTACGAAATTAAAGTAGATGGAGAAAATCTAAAAATTCAGAAAAAAGGGAGATAATCCCTTTTTTTTGTATTTATTAGTATGAAACCCTTAATCTCGGTTCTTAAAGAAACTGTTATTGAAAAATCAAATTTGGACGATGTTTTAGAAATGTTTAAAAAAAATCTTCGACCAGAGTTTAAATACGTGACAGAAAGAATTGAAAATTTTGTAAGAGGGTTTATTCAGAAAAGAGGTTATAATGTAAAATTTCTAAACGCATGTACGTCTTATGCTGGCGTGAGGACTAAAGATACAATTATAATTTGTTCTCCAAATAAGATGATGACTCTTGGTGATTTTCTTTACACAATATTCCACGAGATACGTCACGAACAACAAATATCCACCATTAAGATGCCAAACCCTTTATCAGATATGGATTTGGATGATTTCGAAAATCTATATAAACAGTATTGGGAAATGGAATTAGATGCCGACCAATACGCAAAAAACATGTTAGTGAAAATAGCAGAAAAATTAGGGTTGACAAGAGACGAAGCTAAATCAATTTTAAAATTATCGGGAAATATAGAAGAGTATCCTCAGAGGTCGGATATGACAAGAAAACAAATCAGAGGAATAATTGATAACATCAAACAAATGAGAGCTTCAGGTCAAAAATATGAGGACATTAAAGACCATCCTTTCATCAAAATGCACTTAAGTAAATTAGAGAGATTTATTTAGAATACAAACTTAATTTGGTTGTGTACCTTTCTCTGTTTGTAATATAATTTATTTCCCAATTTTTCAATCATTTCTTTTCCAATTTTAATTCCATTCAGTACATCTTCAACCACAACATATTCTTCTTTGGTGTGATAGTCATAGTAACCGATTGAAAAATTGATACAAGAAAAATCGAATTTACTTCTCAACGCATAGACATCTGTATACGGATGGGTCATATACTCCATATCTTCATTTACCATTTGTTTTTTGAAGACCTTATCAATAGTTTCGAAAAAGGTGCTTTTTCTATCAAACAGAGGTTGTCCTGAACAAGTTTCAGTAATCATCCAATTTTCAGGAGCGTCAAACTGAATACCATAACCGACGTTATCAAAAAACTTTGTGTCTGATTGCCTTGAGCCGTGACAACCAGTTTCTTCGGAAACAAAAAACGCCGCTTTCAAATTGTCCATCTCTTTAAGAAGAGTTAAACATGCAAAAACACCAGCCTTGTCATCACCACCAATACCAGTAGGATTTCCAAAATCATTGTAGGCTTTATATGCCAACTTAATTTGACCTTGAGCATTTGGTCGATATTCCTCACGAATATTAATTTTGTCAATATTGTGTACAGTATCAGTATGAGATATAACACATGGATAATAGAAATCTTCAGTCAACATACCTGTGGTTTTTGTTGCATAAACATTACCGTGAGAATCTTCATAATAATCAATATTATTTTTTTCTAACCACTCACAAATGAACATAATCATCAAAGTTTCATTATAGGTTTTGGTGGGCACACTTAAGACGTTCTTTAGAAGTTGTGTATCTATTTTCATCTTGCAAATATATTACAAATTATATAATTCCCCAAATTGAAATAACTCGGGCTGATACAAAAGATTATAAAAATTTTGTTCACTGAGTTTGACCTCTTTTTTTTTCAGACCTTTCCTGATGGAAACAATTATCTTATTTGTTTCAGGTTCTAATTTTTCAATTTTAACATCTGTTAGTTTGGATTTGTCTTTGGGTAAAGGGAACCACTCACCAATTTCAAATTTCGATGATATGCGTTTTACCATTTTAAAGTATTCTTCTAAATTAGGAAACTTGTCAGAGTCATAGATTTCATCGATGAGATTATCTAAGTCTATTGATACTTGATTGTTGAATCCTTCTTTATCAAAATTTTTATCGTCACTGAGCTCCCAAATGTTTTCAGACCACCTACCCATATCATAATCTAAACCTTGAAATGCCATCTCCACCAATTTTTTTGGTGGTAAGTCGAGTGAACCCAACTTCGCATACAATCCGAATAAATTAACCGCAGTAGTTATAATTGATTCATCAACTAAACGAAAGTCCAAATCTTCTCCGAAGTTAGCTAACTCATCATTAATCATTTTTTCTGCTGAAATTTGCATTTCATCATTCCTTTCACTTGCATACTCCCTGACAATTTTATCAAAAACTTTTGGGAAAAGATTTTTTAGTTTTTTCGAAAATTGCTCTCTTGACCTACCATCCTCTACATCAAATTCAGCAGAATGTATAATTTTTCCTATTTGTTCTAACTTCTCTTCATTATCAATATCAAAGTAATACCAAGGACCATATCCTTGAATAAAATCATCCTCTGAAGTATATCTATCATAAACTTCCGAATTATTATATGGATTCATAATCTGAAGATAAAAGGATATATCATCTTGGTTCAATCCTATTGTTTTTAAAAAATCTTCGTCATCATCAAATTTAATTTTTAATTCACTTTGAGCAGGCGACGCAGGATTATATTTTTTGACTTCTATTGATGGGTCCGAGCTTTCGAGTTCAAGAATATCAATCTTGCCTCTCATAAACTCGCGTAGCTTCTTTACAAAGAATAATGACATAACTTTTATAAATACTTTTTCATCTTTATTTTCATCCCATTAAAAAAAACACACACATCAAGAGACATATCAAGAGGATTCAATATTTGAAATGTTCAAACCGAACCTTCATAATCGGTTCTATTGGTAATTTTGGTTTTTTGTGAATTATTTATATATTTGTACTTTGTTATTTGAAATTATGGGGAAGTAAAGGCATCGATTGGCGTGTTTAGATATAGGTGGCACGTAGGAGCTGAATTAACTCCTCAAAAACTGATTTGAAAAAAAAATGACAATACTTTGTCAAAAATGGCTCTTCTTGGCTTAATTGTTGAGGAAGCTGTTGTCGAAGCTTAGTAGTTTTGACAACGTCGGGTCGGTAAGGACACGTAACCTAGGAACAGAAGTCCATGAGGTTTGACAAATACCACGTGATTAAGTTCAGAAAATTTGTCAGGAGGTGTTTTCGGTTCAATCCGATTTAATAGGAACCGACCACAGTTGTGAGTTCTGATGGAAAAATAAGAACTTTCTATTTGTTGATTGAGAACCAATCAAATAAACGTGTAGTCACTTATAGTTATCGCGAACAAGACACGGGTTCGACTCCCGTCTTCTCCACCGTAGACTTTTTTATTTAGAAAGGGGTACCTCAGGTATCCCTTTTTAATTTGACTTGTTAAAGATTTATTAATATATTTTGACAGGCTTTGGGTGATTCAGGTATAGTTATGAATAGAGGTTTTTTTATGAAGTCTTATTATCGACAATTCAATTTCGAGAATACAATTCCCGTTGGCGCACTGCTTTCGGGATTTTTTATTTATAAACCAATAAACAAAAACAACATGAAAAAAACAATCATGATGTCACTTTTATCCTTATTCGTGACTCTCGCATCTTTCGGGCAAATTACAACTTCTGCCCTGTCTGGTGTCGTGAAAAATGAAAAAGGAGATGCTCTAGCGGGAGCGTCAGTACACGTAGTTCACCAACCAACTGGTTCTGAATATCGTGCTACTACAAACAAAGTGGGTTCATTTACCCTTCCTGCTGTGCGTCCTGGTGGTCCTTATGTGGTTCACGTTTCAAACGTGGGTTACAAAATGCAAGAACTTACCGATATTAACACAAACCTTGGTATCACAACTACCTTGAATATTGTGTTGATTGAAGATGCTAAGGTCTTGTCTGAGGTAGTTGTAAGTACAAACAGAAACAACGTCTTCAGTAAGGACAGAACAGGTTCGTCACAACAGTTTGGAAGAAGAGAACTTACCTCTGTTCCCATTACTGGTGCAAGAACAATTGACGGAATCACCAAGTACAACCCGATGGGTGACGGTCGTTCATTCGGAGCTGCTGATAGCAGACTGAACAACTTCACTATCGACGGTTCTCAGTTCAACAATGGTTTCGGTCTTGGTTCTTCAGCTCAGGCTGGTGGTAGAACTGGTTCAACAGCAATCTCTTTGGATGCGATTGACCAACTTCAAATCAACGTCGCTCCATTTGACATTCGTCAGAGTGGTTTCGTTGGTGCTGGTATCAATGCTGTAACAAGAAGTGGTACCAACAAAGTTGAAGGTTCTTATTATCAGTTTAACAGAGACAACCAACGTTATGTTGGTAACAACGCAAAAGGAACAACTGTAACGGCTTCCAAGTTTCAGGAAACAACAAGAGGTTTCAGATTGGGTGCTCCAATTATCAAAAACAAGTTATTCATTTTTGGTAACTACGAGACACTTGAAAAGACTGAACCTGGTACAACTTGGATTTCACAAGGGTCTCCTTTGGCTGGTTCTCAAATCTCAAGAGTTTTGTATTCTGATATGAAAACTCTTTCTGATTTCATGAGAACAAATTTTAATTATGAGACGGGTCCTTGGGAAGGGTACAACAACTCAAACAAGTCTGAGAAATTTCTCGTGAGAGCAGACTGGAACATCAACGACAAACACAAATTGACAGCTCGTTATGTGTGGCACAACTCTGATGCGGAAATCAACATTTCCAATTCTCAGTCAGCGGGTGCTGGTAACAGAACCACACAATTCAACGCTATGTCATTTAAGAACAGTGGTTACATCATCATGGATAACACCCGTTCAAGTGTATTGGAGTTGAACTCAAAGTTCTCTAACACTCTCCACAACAATTTGATTGTCGGTTATGACAAACAAATCGAAAACAGAGCATATCTTTCAAAAGTTTTCCCAACTATTGATATCATGAATGGTACAGCAACTTACACTTCAGTAGGTTTCGACCCATTCACTCCAAGTAACAAGTTGGACTACAACACTTTCCACATCACAAACAACTTGACCAAGTTTTTGGACAAACATACAGTTGTGGCTGGTGTTAATTTTGAAAAATATCGTTCTAATAACTTATTCTATCCCGCTTCGAACGGTGTGTATATCTTCAATTCTCTTGCAGATTTTTACACAGCAGCTAATCAATCATTAACAAACGGTGGTAGACCTTCAACTCTTGCTCCTGCAAGATTCCAACTTCGCTATTCAGCACTTCCTGGTGGAATCGAACCATTGCAAGTTTTGAAAACTTCTCGTCTTGACCTTTATGTTCAGGATGAGTATCAGTACAACGCTAACTTGAAACTTACCGGTGGTTTGAGAGTAGCTATTATTGGATTTGAAAACACTGCACTCGAAAACAAAGCTGTTACAGCAATGACTTTCGCTGGTGGTGAGAAATTCAACACAAGTGTATTACCAAAAACTCAGGTTCTTTTCGAACCAAGATTTGGTTTCAACTACAATCACAAAGGTCAGAATGATTTACAAGTAAGAGGTGGTTCAGGTGTATTCACAGGAAGACCTCCTTATGTATTCGTATCTAATCAAGTGGGTAATAATGGTGTTTTGACAGGATTTATTGATGTATCAGGTGCGGCAGCTGCAAACTACGGTTTTACAGCTAACCCCAACCAATACTTCATTCCTTCTACACCAACGCTTCCTTCTACTTTTGACTTAGCTTTCACTGACCCTAACTACAAGTTCCCTCAAGTATGGAAATCTAACCTTGCTGCAGACAAGAAGTTACCATACGGATTTATCGGAACTGTGGAACTTATGTACAACAGATTTGTAAACGCAGTTCATTATTACAACGCTAACTTGGATGTTCCTGTGGGAGTGTTCAATGGTCCTGACAAGAGACCCGTATTCGCAAGAAACGACGCTGGCGTAAGAGTAAATGACAACGTATCAATGGGTGCAGTTTTAACGAACAGAAACGGAGCGTTTAACACATCCGCAACTGTGGAGTTAAAATATCCTGTACAGAAAGGTCTTTGGGGTTCACTCGCTTGGACCACATCACTTTCAAAAGATTACATGAGTGCTGGTTCGATTGC